TTAAATTGCCTCGTCGTCCTTCACTTTATTGGTAAACTGGTCTTGTTTGGCCAACGTTTCGATAGATCCCCTGGCAACAATTTTCCCGGTATCATTAAGCTTTCTATAATCATCGAGCAGCTGCTTTTCGTCTTCATTGAGACGTTGCGCCGGCCTATTTGTATTTACTATGACGGGTTGGTCACGATCCAATAATTTTAGTAAGTCGTCTAACTCCATACCCATAGCAGATGCAATGGCTTGTATTTTAGGCAATGACGGCGCTACTGGCTCTTTAGTCGTTGGATTATACACCTTTTCAAGTACCCCGATATAAGCCTTGCTAATTCCCGATAAATTGGCAAAGTCTTGCATTGACAATCCGTGCTTTTCTCTGTATTTTTTTATCAACTCTCCTATGTACATAACTACATAACCTCCTTTTTGTTATTGTAAAATATTCTAGACAAAAAATCAATTATTTTTGTCTAGAATAATTGACAATGCGTGTATCGTCTATTATAATAGACAGTGAAAAGAGGGAGGCGATAAAGAATGTATTTCATCAAAGAAATGAGAACCGCCAAAAAGCTATCGCAAGCTGAATTAGCTCAACGAAGCGGTGTTTCTCGGGCTACGATTGCCTATTTAGAAACTCATAATGACGCCAAAACGTCAACTGGCACATTATTGAAAATTGCCAAGGCTTTAGGTTGCAAGGTAAGCGATATTTTTGTGGCATAATCGTCTATTATTTTAGACGAAATATGCCGGACAAAAGCAAGGAGGAAGCAGCATGACGAGCAGGGAAAGTCCAGCGCTGGATTTATGAAGCCGAACAGCAGGCCGGCGCGAAATTGAAGTTTTGAAAGGAGTAATCAACATGATCACTAAAGAAAAAGCACAGGAAATCTCCGTAGATGCGATTTATGATTTTACACGGAAAATGAAGGACGTAAAGCCCGACGCGCTTATGATTCTGGGTACTTTTCAAGTTCGGGACGAGCTGGATATTTCGGAATGTGCCGTAAACGCCGTTTCTGGAGACACGGCCAAAATGCTGAATTGTCTGGTAAATAGCGCTCAGCAAATCGCCAACGAAATCGGGGCCCGGAAGGGTATCCGCGCAAAGTATATGTTCTATCGGGAACTGGTTCAGCGCCTTGATATGGTCATTCGCGCTGAAGACGATGACAATTAAGGGGGTGTAAGACATGAAGGTCACAGAAGTACGCACGCATCACAGACAGCGGGAAACGCCCAAACGAATTAGCCACGCTATCCGGATGGGCCTGGCCATTACGATGGCGTTAGGCGTCGGGTTCTGCGTGGGCCGGTATGCCGCTGAAGCGGCAACACCGGCCGTGGCGCTGGCAGCGGAAACGGCCCGGATCCACATCGTCGAACCCGGCGAAACGGTATGGGATATTGCCCGCCCGGTAGCCGATGAACAAGGCATCGACGTCCGCGAAATCGCGTACCAGCTCCAAATCAACAATGATTTGGACGATGATTGCACACTGACGCCGGGGCAGAAAATCGTCATCCGGTAGGAGGTGAACGCCATGGCCGAAACCGTCAAAATTGTCATGGACAATACCGACGAGCTGTTCAGCGTGCCGGAAATTGCAAAGAAGATGAGAACGACGAACGGATTCATTTACCAGCTCTTAGATGCCGGCCTGCTGCCATCTATCCGGGTGGGGCGGTATCGTCGGGTACGTAAGTTCCGGTTCAACGAATTCCTGGCGAAATATGAAGGCCAGGACCTAATAAAATGTGTGGCGGCACAGAAAAAGGGCTGACGCCCGCCGTGAACGTCAGCCCTCTATAAAATATTGGTTTGTGCCTACATTATGGCACAGAAAGCGAGAAAAAGCAATGGATAACATGAAATCAAACGTAAATCAAGAAAACACGGGTATCTCCGAAGAAACACTGCATGCATTGAGCGACGCATTAAAGCAGGCGTGCATGGTGGGAGGCCGCCACTGCATCATCGCATGGTGCGAACAGCACGCAGAAGACACGTCCGGCGACGCCACTGGGTATAGTGCCAGCACAAACATATGCTGCACTAGCGCTGAAGCCATGATCATGATGTGCTCACTTCTGAAGCGGGTGGCCGTGCTGAACGGGCAGCCGTATGAAAAGGTGTTGCGTGATTTTGGGCATGCATTTCGTGTGCTGGTAATGGATGAAGAATGGGAAGGGGGCAAAAATTATGGATGCTGAACTCATTATGACCGTCAAGCAGATGCAGGATCATGACGCCTGGTTGGACATGAGAAAGAAAGGAATCGGGGGCAGCGACGCCGGCGCCATCATGGGATACAATCCGTGGACCAGCCCGTTCGCTCTCTGGATGGAAAAGACGGGGCAGACCGAACCGGAAGACATTAGTCAGAAGCCGTCTGTGCAAGCCGGCATCCGGTTGGAACCGATTGTCGCGGACTGGTTCAGCGATGAAACGGGGCTAAAGGTCGAACGCCGCGGTATGATGCGAAACAAAAAATACCCGTGGATGCTTGCAAATATCGACCGGCTCATCCCTGGGCGGAAGAACGGCCTGGCTGAAGATATTGGGCTTGAAATCAAGACGACGAACGCCTTTTCCGCTCATGACTGGGACGAAGACAACGTCCCAAACAGCTATTATCTCCAATGCCAGCATTATATGATGGCCACGGGGTTAAAGGGCTGGTGGATTGCGGTACTCATCGGCGGCCAGGACTTTAGAAAAAAGTTCATCCCGCGCAACGATGAACAGATCCGCGCGCTCTTTGAAGCGGAAAAGGTATTCTGGGAAAAATACGTCGTAGGCGGTGCCATCCCACCGATTGATGAAAGCCGGGCGACGAAAGAAGCCCTGGAAGATAAATACCCCGGCGGCCTGGAAGATGAGATCGAATTGCCCGAACAGGCTGACGGATTTGTGCAACTCTTAGACGGCTATAAAGCCAAAAGGAAGGAGCTGGACGCGTCTATCCAATGGGCCGAAAACGAATTAAAAGCCTTGATGGGGGACCACGAAGCCGCAATGGCCGGGGAACGCAAAATCACCTGGAAGCGTCAAAACGGACGTATTACCATAGACGCCAAGAAACTGAAAGCGGACCATCCCGACATTTGGGAAGCCTGCAAAAAAGAAGGGAAACCTACACGAGTTTTCAAAGTCGCACCCAAGAAGGAGGAAAAGTAAATGGCAACAGTAAAAGGTACCGTGTTGGCCAAGCGCAACGCCGGGCAACCCGTCGAAAAAGCACACGAAAACGTCACCGCGCTATTTAACGCGTTGATTAGCAAAGAAGGATTCCAAAAAAGATTTGATGAATTGTTGGGAGCCCGTGCCCCTCAATTTATTTCATCAATGGTTACGATGATTAATGATGATCCATATATGATGGAAGTCTTTCGCGATAATCCGGTTAGTATTATCAAAGCTGGCCTCCGTGCCGCGGCGTATGATCTTCCGATTGACCCGGCATTAGGGCAGGCGTATATTGTCCCGTTCCGGAACAAAGGGAAGATGGAAGCCACGTTCATTATCGGCTATAAAGGCCTGTATCAGCTGGCCGTTCGCACCGGGGTCTATAAGAAAATCAACGTCGTAGACGTCCGGGACGGGGAATTACTCAGCTATGACCGGCTGACAGAAGATGCCGAATTTAGATGGATGGACGATGAAGAAGAACGTCAGAAAATGCCGATTGCCGGTTATTGCGCATACTTTGAATTGACGAACGGCATGCGCAAGTGCATCTATCGGACCACGCAGCAGATTAATTGCCACGAGCAGAAATTCCGCAAAGGCAATTATCAGAGTAAAGGGTGGCGTGATAATTGGGAAGCCATGGCCAGCAAAACGGTGCTTCGCGAACTCCTGGGCAAGTGGGGGTTGCTCTCCATCAATTACCAGACGGCAGACCCAGCTACATTAAAAATTGCGTCGGATCTGGCGACGGGCCAGATTGATGATGAGCAGCATGTCATTGACCTTCAGGCCGAACAGGTCCCGGATAATTCTGATCAGGAAAAGGCAGACGATGCCGTACTGGATGCATCACTGGACATGTAATGAGATATGGGAGGCGGATGTGGTTCCGCTTCCCTATCCTTCAAGGGAGGTGTTCAGCATGGCCAGGCCGACGAAACAGGGACTTGATTATTTTCCCCTAGATGTCGGGTTTTTGCAGAACGTGAAGGTAAGACGAATAATGAGAGCGTGCGGAATACAGTCTATCCCGGTGCTAATCAGCCTGCTGGCTAATACCTATCGTGATGAGGGGTATTTCCTTCGGTGGGATAATGATATGCCTTTTCTGATTGCCGACGAGCTTGGGGTCAGCGAGGGCGCAGTTACCGCGGTTGTCGATAAGGCGACGCAGGTAGACTTCTTTAACGCCAATATGTACGAAAAATACGGCGTGCTAACGTCAGACGGGATTCAAAAGCGCTTTTTTGAAGCGACAGCCCGCAGAACGTCAGTCCGTTACGACGCGAGATTTCTGCTCATAAACGTTTCTGACTACAAAAACCTAGTTAATGTATACAAAAACTTGATTAATGACGACGATAATCAACAAAGTAAAGTAAAGGAAAGTAAAGTAAAGGAAAGTAGTAGTAGGAGCGACGACGGACTCAAAACCGTCATCAATGCCTACCGGGAAAATATCTATCCCATGCCAGGCGAAATGGACATGGAAAAGCTCAAGGCTATGACAGATGACTTTGGCAGCAACATGGTCGTTAAGGCCATTGACAGGGCCGTAGCACGGAATAAGCGGAGTCTGGCATATGTACATGGGATTTTGAAGCGCTGGCAAGCCAGTGGGTACGATGATGAAGATACAAAGAAGCATGACCCACTGGTAGAGCAGTACAACAAGATTCCTTTTTAGGAGGAACACAACATGGAAAACGTTTCGCAAGCGCTGACAGATATGCAGCGCAGCCGAATAAAGGCAAAAATAGAAAGGGCCAGGGCTATGGCCGATACCCGGGAGAAAGTCATACCGGAATTCGCTACACCGTCGGACGGGATTCAGTGTACCCGCTGCGGCAACACGGGATGGATCTATCAGGTCAGTGACGACGGGTACGAAAGTGTGACAGCATGCCCGGATTGTTATGAGCGGCGCCAGGTAGTCCGCCGGCTCAAGCACAGCGGTATCAGTACGCGGGATTATGCCCGCTTCACCCTGGCCAGCTTTGACCCGGGGAAAACCGCCGACAGCGCCAAAATGCTGGCGATGGCCAGGAAGTACCTGGCAGAGCATACCGATGGAGGGCCGGGATTTGGTGTATTCGGCAGCAGTGGCATGGGAAAGACCCATATCTGTATTGCAGTATGTCAAGAGCTCACGCGGCAGTATCGTGAGCCACACTATTACTTCTCGTACCGGAGCATCATGCCGGGGCTGGTAAAAGCTTCCAAAAGCTTCCAGGGAGATTATGAAGCAGCCATGCAGAAGTGGGAAACATGCCAGAATCTGTATATCGACGACGTATTCAAGTTTTCAGGCAAGCAAGTTGGCGACCGCCTCGTCATGGATCAAGATGAATTGCGCGTCTTCTTTGACCTCATCAATGCCAGATATCTCAACCACAAGACGACGCTGTTCAGTAGTGAATACACCGTTAATGACATTGCCGCCATTGATGGAGCCCTGGGAAGCCGGATGTATGACATGGTCAAGCCATATGGCCTGGCCGTGTCCGGACCGAACCAGCGGTTGATAGGATGAAAGGGAGTGAAAATATGACAGACGAAGAAAGAGACATACTGAAGAAACATATCAGATACAGGGCAGCGGAGTATTACCACCGGTATCTGGGATGTGAAGACGTAGACGAAGTGGAAGAAGCCGACAGCGCCTACGATGCCGTGACAATGCTGGCCTATGATCTGCTACGGACGGAACATTCGGCCCACCTGGTGAATAAACTCATAGATGACATTGACGAACAGGAAGAACAGAACGCAAGAAACGAGGCGAGAAGATGAACAAGTACAACAAGGAACATTACAGCGACCCGACACCACACGATGCCATGAAGAATATCGCCAGGGAAGAGCGGGCCGCGGCTATGGCACCGATTCATATTGTTATTCCTGGTGAGCCAGTGGCACAGGGGCGGCCGCGCTTCAGCCGCCATGCCGGCTATGTATCCACGTATGATCCGGGAAAATCCCGAAAGTACAAGCAGCAGATTTTCGACGAAATCTGGGCACAAATAGCTACACGGAAAATCAGGCAGATCCCGCCGGGCGTTCCGCTGCATGTGACGGTCATGGTTTACCGAGGCATCCCGAAAAGCTGGCCGAAGAGAAAACGGGACCGGGCTATCCTGGGCACCATCCGCCCAACGTCGCGGCCGGACACGGATAATTACATCAAAATCGCCATGGATGGCCTCAATAAGGCCCTTTTCAAGGATGACAGCTATGTCGTATCCATCCGGGCCGAAAAGCATTACAGTGACACCCCGCGCATGGAAATCACGGTCAGCCAGCTGACGTTAGAAGGTGTGGACCATGCTTGATCGCTCAAAAGAGGCCACCAGGATGCGCCAGGCCGTTTTGGCCTGGCTGGTACTGTTCTGGGCCGCGGTGGCTACTGCTATTTATTATTGGTAGGAGGATTCATGAATAAATTCAGAAGTAAGAAACACTATATCATGACGAAAGCATGACAGCGGTCCAGCGTGGGGCACCCGGTGAAAAGCCGGTGCCGTCATGCTAAACGGAAAGCGGTCTGCGGATACCGTTACAAAGGTGGTAGATAAAACGTTTTAGTTTCGCCGATACGGATTTTTTATTTTATTCACGATAAATTTTACACACAAAGAGGTGAAAAAGGATGTATAACTTGATGCATGAAGCCATTAAGCAGAGAATCAGCAATGCCATGAAACGGCATTACCATTACGCAAAAATCGAAAAGACCAATGATGACAGCGTGAACCAGGCGGTTTGCGAAGTCATCGAAAGTTGGGGCTATAAAGTGGCACAGAACAAAAGCTTTATCATGGTATTGTTGTAAGAAGGAGACACAATGACAGCACTTACGTATTTGGAACACGTAAGGACCCGGCGATTTTTGGCGAAAGAAGCACAGCAGGCGGTGCGAGAAGCCCGCTTAGATAATTATGCTATCCGTTCGGCTAATGCCCCTGGTGGAGGCAGCGGCCGGCCGGGTGGCAGTGATTTAAGCGACTTGTATATCCGGCTGGAAGAAAAGGAGCTGAATGCAGCGAAGCTCTTGCTTGAATTACAGAATGAGCAGGCAGAGGCCAGGGAAAAGATTTTGGCCCTACCGGACGACACGGAAAAAGCGGTGCTCATGGGGCGCTACATCAACGGCCAGGATTGGCGGGCCATTGCAGATCATGCGCGTATGTCACTACGGACCATCTACCGGATACACCGTGAAGCCCTGGGAAGTTTCGAGGAGCTGCATAAAGACTTCCTAAACGCCGAAAGTTGTCACTAAATGGCAGTAGATGGCAGCGAATGGCACAAGCATGAAGACGACCAATGTGCTATAATAGTAGCGTAGATGAAACGGCAAACAGGCAACGCCGACGAGTTTACCATGTTGAGACACTCCTTAGATAGTACAGACACATACAGAAGAGCATCCACCAGTTGGCGGGTGCTTTTTTGTTGGAGATATGGAGGAACTATGGACGTCGTAGAAAAACCGATTAACGACATTATCCCATATGAAAAGAACCCGCGGCATAATGACGAAGCCGTGAAATACGTGGCGAATTCTATACGTCAGTTCGGGTTCAAGGTGCCTCTTGTCATCGACAAGGACAACGTCGTCACTTGTGGCCATACGAGACTAAAAGTAGCCAAACTCCTAGGCTTGACGACGGTACCTTGCGTCATCGCAGACGATCTAACACCAGAGCAGATACAGGCGTTTCGCCTGGCCGATAATAAAGTCAGCGAAAAAGCGACCTGGGATGACGATTTACTGGGCGAAGAATTACGTCAGCTGGACGGCCTGGACTTTTCTATGGAAAATTTCGGGTTCGACCTGGACGGGCTGGATCCATTGGGAAACGATGACGAAGAGCAGCCGGAAAAGGGAAACGAACGCCAACGGACCATGGACGCATACAACCTGGACGACTATGACCCGGGCAGGACGGCCGGCTTCTACCAAATGCCGCTTCTCCGTAAATGTACAGAAGTGCCGGCCGAACTTATCGGCTTTAATTACATGCTGACGACAGACCCACGCCCTGGACTGGGCATTCACTTCTATGTGGATGATTACCAGTTCGAACGCGTCTGGAATGATCCGGGCACATACTGCGAAAAGCTGGCGGCCTTTGATTTTGTATTGACGCCGGATTTTTCGCTATACCTGGACATGCCGATGGCCATGAAAGTCTGGAACGTATATCGGTCACGCTTGATTGGCCAGATTCTGCAGGATATGGGCGTAAACGTCATTCCTACACTTTCATGGGCGGAAGACGCGACATTCCAATTCTGTTTTGATGGTATCGAGCCGGGCGGCACGGTCAGCGTATCGACGATTGGCGTTAAACGTGACGAAGCGGCAGCGGAAATATGGGAAGTCGGCATGGACGAAGCCATGAAGCGGCTGACACCTTCCACGGTCCTGGTATATGGCGGGGACATTGGGTATCCGTTCCCGTGCCAGGCCATTTACTTTGACAATGCCGTGACGGAGAACATGAAACGAGGAGGGCAAAATGGACGTCAACACGTTTAATTTAATTTCTACTGCACAGGACAGACGTTCGCGTGGAGTAGTTGCTACATATGATTCCGGGATGTTTGGGCGGGGCTATCGCATAGTCGAAAAAGGAACCCATTTCAAGGCAGAAGGCTTTACCAGAGCAGTAAGAACGGCTAAGATGCGCGGTAAGTCATACGATGACGCGGTGGATCGCTGGCTTTCAAGAAATCAAAAGAAGTATGGGTATCGGTTCAAAAACGTGAAATTATAACAGGCAGCTGAAAAGGCTGCTTTTTTGTTGCCTGAATTTAGCTGTAAGGATGATGGGAGACGATGAATGATGAAAACTTGATTGAAATTACAAAACGAAGTGAGGCCGAACAAAGAGAAATGCGACGGAAAGGCGGCCGAGCTTCTGGCCGGAAGCGGCGGCAAATTAAAGCATGGAAAGAGCTGGCACAAAGCATACTTTCCATGCCGATGAAAGACGGGAAGATTGATAAGAGAATCAAGAGTCTGGCCGACGCAAAGGGCAAAAATATCAGCGTACAAGATGCCATGATGCTGGCGCAGGTGGTGAAGAGCCTAAAGGGTGACGCCCGGGCCTTTGAGCTAATCACGACCCTGGCCGGGGCCTATGAAGAGCGGGGCGAACAGATGCGGACGGCACCTTCTGTGGATGACACGAACTTGATTATACCAGCATTCGATGCACTGAGCGCCGATATTAAGCGCCATCTGCATACGCATTATTGGCTAAAAGGCGGCCGTGGCAGCACTAAGTCATCATTCATCTCTATCAAGATCCCGCAGCTGTTGGAGCAGGACCCGGAACTACACGCCGTTGTTTTGCGTAAAGTTGGCAACACGCTGAAGAACTCCGTTTATCAGCAAATCGAATGGGCCATTGATGCCCTGGGGCTGACTGACGAATTTTCATTCAAGAAGTCGCCTCTTGAAATCACACTGAAACGGACCGGGCAAAAGATCCTGTTCTTTGGTGTCGATGATAAAGCCAAGCTGAAATCCCTAAAGATGCCGTTTGGGTATGTCGGGGTGCTGTGGTACGAAGAACTGGACCAGTTCGCCGGCATGGCCGAAATACGGAACATTAACCAGTCATTGCTGCGCGGTGGATCTAAATGCTGGTGTTTCTACTCGTTCAACCCGCCAAAAAGCCGCGACAACTGGGTCAACGTTGAACAGCTGACAGACCGTGACGACCGCCTGGTTACATCGAGTAATTACTTGCAGGTTCCACGAGACTGGTTGGGCGAACAATTCTTCCTGGAAGCGGAAGCACTGAAATTACAGCGCCCGGATCTGTACGCTCACGAATACCTGGGCGAAGTCACTGGCACCGGCGGCGACGTATTCGGCAACGTGGAAGATATGGCCATGACTGACGATATGGTCCACGATTTTGACAACGTACGCCACGGCATTGACTTTGGTTTTGCCGTGGACCCGTTCGCCTATACCAAAATGCACTATGACAGCAAGCACCACACGCTGTACGTGTTCGACGAGGTATACAGTACCGGCATGACCAATAAAAAAGCGTATGACGCCGTAAAAGACAAAATCGGTGATAACTACGTCTATGCAGATAGCGCCGAACCAAAGAGCATCGCAGAAATGGGTGATTACGGCTTGCGGTGCCTGCCAGTCCGCAAGGGCCCGGATAGTCGGGATTACGGTATCAAGTGGTTGTCGGATTTGGCACATATTTACATCGACAAGCGGCGGGCACCAAACACCTATCGGGAATTCATTAGTTATGAGTTCGCGCAGGACAAAGACGGCAACTTTATCAGCCAGTACCCGAAAGCCAACGACCACACCATTGATAGCGTTCGCTATGCACTCAAAGAAGACATGGACGGGAAAACGTTCTCGTTTGATTGATGGGAGGGCACATGTTTTTAAACGACATTTTCAACACCATTTTAAAATACGGTGCTTACCAGAACATGACAGAGAAACAATTTCTCGAACATGAAATAACGCACTGGATAAACAGCGATTGCCGGCGCTGGCAGATGACAGGCCACGAGTATTACTTATACAACCAGCTTATCGACCTCAAAGAACGCCAGGTAATCGGGGAAGGCGGCCAGCTGACGACGGTCCACAACCTGCCGAACAACAAGTTGAAAGACAATCGCTATGCCTTCCTGGTAGACCAGAAGACAAACTATTTGCTGGCCAAACCGATAGACACGAAAACGGACAATGACGCCGCGCAGGGATTCATCAACGACGAATTAGGGCCGATGTTCCGTCGGACACTACGGGAAGTCGGCAAAGATGCCCTGAACTGTGGCATTTCGTATCTCTTCCCTTATGTGGATGATGGCGTATTGAAATTCAAACGATTCTACGGCTACGAAGTGCTGCCATTTTGGAAAGACCGGGATCATACGGAGCTTGACGCCTTTCTCCGTATGTATCCGCAAGAAGTCTATGAAGGGCAGACACGTAAAACCGTTTGGCGCGTCGAATGGTACACCCTGGAAGGCGTGCAGAAATTCATCTGGGAAAGCGGCGGCTTGAAAGCGGAAAGCGATGAGATTTTCCCGTACCTGGTAATCAATGACGGGTCCGGCGAGCCGGCCGAAAACGGGAAGCCCATTCAGATAATGAACTGGGACCGTATCCCCCTTATCCCTTTCAAGGCGAATGAAGACGAATTGCCGCTGATACAGCGTGTAAAATCCTTGCAGGATGCCTTGAATACGCTTTATAGCAATTATGCCGATGCCATGCAGGAAGACGCACGGAACACTATTCTGGTCATCCGTAACTACGATGGCCAGGACTTGGGCGAATTCCGGCGCAACCTGGCACAATTGGGGGCCGTAAAGGTCCGCGACCAGGGCGGCATTGATACGCTGACTATCAGCGTTAACAGTGAAAACTACATCTCTATCATCAACCTGTTGCGGCGGGCTATCATCGAGAACGGCCGCGGCGTCGATACCAAAGATGAGCGGCTGACCAGCGGGACACCGAACATGATGAACATCCGGTCCATGTATACCGACCTCGATTTAGATGCCGACGAAATGGAATTGGAGTTTCAAGCATCCTTGCAACAACTCATGTGGTTCGTGAACATGTTCAACGCGGCAACAGGAAAGCCGGCGGCGGACGTAAAGTTCATCTTCAACCGCGATACGATGGTCAACGAAGGGGACACTATCAACAACTGTCGGGCCAGCATGGGGATCATCTCAGAAGAAACCATTATTGCAAATCACCCCTGGGTCAAAGACAGCAAGGCCGAATTAGAGAAGGTCAAGGCAGAGCGGGCCGAACAGATGCAAGACATGATGGCAAACTACGGCGGCATGGGAGGCGGCACAAGTGGCGACGAAGCAGGAGCTAATAGATAAGAACCACGCGTATTGGAAAGACCGCTTTACGGCATTGGATGACCGGACCTTTGAGGACGCCGGTAAATCTATTGACCGTATCCGTGACGCCTTTGATTATGCATGCCGGGAAATCGACAAAGAGATAGAGCGCTTTTACAGCCAGTACGCCGACGATAACGGCCTAACTCTGGCGGACGCACAACAGTATTTGCGGGATAACGAGCGCAAAGAGTTCCAAGCCGACGTCACCGAATATATCAGGATGGCCACCAGCGACGATGACAGCCGTTTTTCTAAACTGCTTGACAGTTTATCCACGCGGGCAAGGATAACGCGCTTAGAGGCGCTTAGAGCGAAAACGGCTATGTACATCAACGACGCGTACGGGAAAGAAAGTGATGCGCTGCATGATTCCTGCCAAAAAGCCCTGGAGTCGAATTATTTGCGTACAGCGTACGAGATTCAGAATGGAGTGGGAAAGTATGAAGCGTTTCAGCAAATCGACAAGAAGAGCATCGAACGCATTTTGTCGAAGCCGTGGACACCCGACAATAAAACGTTTAAGTATCGGGCATGGACCAATAAAGAACAGCTGATCCACACGCTGACACAGGTTTTTACCCGCGGGTTCGTGTCCGGTATCGACTCGAAAGAGATGACGAAGACTGTCAAAGACCGCTTCAACGTCGCGGAATATGCAGCAGCCAGACTGGTCAATACAGAAGCTGCCTATTTCGCATCGGAAGGGAGCCGGCAAAGCTACCAGGCGCTGGGTGTTACCAAATATCAGATACTGGCTACACTCGACGACCGGACATGTGATATTTGCGCCGACCTGGACGGGCAAATCTTCAATATGTCTGACTACGAAGTCGGACTTACGGCACCGCCATTCCATCCGAATTGTCGGACAACGACGGTTCCGTATATCGATGACCCGGTACTGACGGCCGGCGAAGAAAGGGCCGCCAGGGACCCGGATACAGGCAAGACGGTCCTGGTAGATGGCAGTCTGACGTACAACCAATGGAAAGAACAATTCGTCACCGATGATGACGAAGAGGATGAGGAGGAATAGAAAAAAATGACAGATGAAGAATTGAAAGGTTTAGGGCTGACAGACGAAAATATTGCAACCCTGAAAAATGATATTGCGGCAAACTATGTGGCTAAAACCAAGTTCGATGAAACGGAAGCCGCCAAAAAAGCTGCTGAAGGTCAGGTAGCGGAACGCGATAAGCAGTTATCGACGCTCAAGGATCAGGCCAAAGGCAATGAAGACTTGCAGACCAAGATTGAAGAACTTCAGGCGGCCAACACGAAGCAGAAAGCGGACTACGAAGGCCAGATTTATCAGATGAAGGTAGACAGCGCCTTGAAAGCCTCTTTGACAGCAGCACACGCCAAAAATGCTGCTGCTGTCAAAGCCATGTTAGGTATGGAAAAATACGAACTGGCAGACGATGGTACTATCAAGGGCCTTGATGATGCCCTGGCCAAAGTCAAGAAAGAAAATCCGTGGGCATTCGAAGAAGAAAGCAAAAAGCCGACATTCACATTTTCTGGGTTCCACCCTGGCGAATCTGCCGACGGGGATACCAAGAAAACCAGCAAGGAAGCAGCGGCAGAAACGTTGTGGAATGCTATGCATGGCCGCTTCTAATTTAGATTATTGATTACAGGAGGACAAACATATGGCGAACACCATTGAAATGGCAACTTTATTCCAGACTCAGCTTGACCGTCAGATTATGCAGGATGCTACATCTAGTTTCCTGGAAGCCAATGCCGGCCAGGTCATTTATCATGGCGGCGATACTGTCAAGATCCCGAAAATCGACATGGACGGACTGACCGACTACGACCGTACTAATGGCTATACATCCGGTGGCGTAACACTGGCATACGAAACGTTCAAGATGACGCAGGACCGCGGCCGTGGCTTTGATATCGACGCTATGGACGTTGACGAATCGAACTTCCTAGTTACAGCCGGCAACGTTATGGGTGAATTTCAGCGCACCAAGGTTATTCCAGAAATTGACCTGTATCGTTGGAATTCTATTTATACCCAGGCGAATACCAAGAAACACGTTACAGCAGCGGCACTCACGAAAGACAATATCCTGGAGGCATTGGAAGCCGATATTACCGCTGTTGAAGACAAGGCCGGCACACATAATGGCCTTGTTATTGTCATGAACACGCTGACAAATGCTCTGCTTGACCAGGCTATCCCGAAACAGCTGAATCCGGTAGAGTTCACAGCCGGCCAGATTCACACTAATGTACAGGCGTACAATGATATTCCCATCATCAAAGTATCGTCTGCACGGATGAAAACGACGGTTACTAAGGACAGCAGCACTAAGGCAATCACCGGCAGCGGCAAGGACATTCATTGGCTGATTTTCCCGCAGTTCGCTCCGATTGCCGTTTCCAAGACGGATACAGTCCGTATTTTTGACCCCATGACGTACCAGAAAGCTAATTCCTGGCATATCGATTACCGTAAATTCCATGATATTTGGATTCCGGAAAATCGCATGGACGCCATTTATGCACATACGGACGCAACGGCATAGTAAGGTGGTGACGGGCTCATGAGCGACATGACAGCGGCTACATGCGCTGACTATGTAAAGGCATTAACAGGTTATACCACAACGGCTGACGATCAGATGCTTATTGAGTATATCTTGTCCGCCGAAAAGCAGCATATTCTAAATGACATCAATCAGGACCAATTACCGGACGGCCTGCAATACGATTTACGCGACATTGTGGCCGGCCGCTTCTTAATGGCCCGGAAAGCAGCGATCATCGGTGATGATGCGCTGAACATGGTCAAGAGTATCAGTGAAGGCGGTGTATCCGTCAGCATTGGTGGAACGACAGCCGATGAACGCATAGATGCATTGGCTAAGGTACTGTTAAAGGAGCGTGACTACTCATGTTTCCGAAAATTGCGCTGGTAAAACAGGCCATTGAAAACCTGTATGACGCCACCGCAACCATCCGGACTTACCAGACGGCAACGACCAAAGGCATACGACGCCAGGCGCTGACCGAGCTGGCTAAAGAGGTACGGTGTCGGATTGGCTACCAGTCACTGCCGGAAGCGACATCCAAAGACACAGCAGATACGCAAGTAACCATCATCAAGATGTTCTATGACGGAGAAGCTGTTGCCATTCCTACCGGTGCCGTGATTGATGTTGTATGGGATGACGGCCGGACCGATACGTTTGAAAACGCGTCGGTCCCCGCTGTCTACTCTCATCATGCAGAAGTGACATTGAAAAGGGTTCGTGATAAGCCGTGAAAATTGAGATGGACACAAGCGGATTCAAGAAGTACCGGATGGCGCTGGGCAATGCAGCCGTGGAAGCACACACAAAAGCGGCGCTATCTGAAGCCGTTGCCCTGGCCTTGCGCAAGGTAAAAGAACGTACGCCGGTACGGTCTGGTACATTGAGGCGTGAATGGAAAGTAACGGATATCACCAAAGAGGGCGATAACTGGGTAGTCACATTATACAATGACACCAAGTATGCCCCGTATGTCGAGTACGGCCACCGCACCAGGCTGAACCGCAAGACCGGGGAACGGCACTGGGTAGAAGGCCAATTCATGATGAAAATTTCATGCGACGAAGTCAAAGCCGACATGAACCATATCGTGCAGAAGCACGTTATGGCCATGCTGGCCGAAATGGGGTTCAAGTAATGACGACACAAGACATTATCGAAGGGATGGCCACGGCCATTATGAATAATCTTCACAATGGTGGCGTATACGAAGACGAAGTCAAGCAAGGACTAAATGATGGCGACATTCTGATCAACCTGGTCAATGTTACCATGAACCAACTGCTGACTCACTTATACCGCGGTACATTCAGTTTTGACGTTGTCTATTTCGACCCGTCAAAAGAAAGCGCGTATGCCATGGGGTATGACCTCATGGCCATACTGCGTTTAATTGATACGGACGACGGCAAGATACGCGGGCAGAACATGTCATACCGATATGTCGATGACGCCTTACATCTCTTAGTGACGTATGTCGTCCGGCTGAAAGAACCGGTAGCGCCGGGGCCATTGATGAAACACTTAACGTTGGAGGAAACCACATATGGAAATGGACAGTAACGCCAGATTCTATAAGTCACAGCTTATCAAGAGCGGCCGTTTCGGGAGGTACGCTGATATTCTCAATGCGCTGCTAGATGAAGACAAAAAATATACGGCCGACGAGGCCAGACAAATCATCCGCGATTTTTTAAATAAGGAGGTGCACTAACACATGAGCTACGGTGGAGGCATTTTTCTGACGCAGAACAAAGTATTGCCAGGGGCCTATATCAATTTCGCCAGCGTCGTCAAAGCGGCATCCGAATTGAGCGACCGCGGCTATGGCGCCATGGGCCTGGAACTGGATTGGGGACCGGAAAAACAGATTTTCACGGTAGAGCAGGAAGATTTTCAGGAACACCCGGAACAGTACTTTGGTTATGACTACACATCTAAAAAATTAAAGGGACTCCGTGATTTATTTACGAATCTCAAGACAGGGTATTTCTATCGGCTGAACGGCGGCGGCAACAAGGCAACATGCGCATATGGTACGGCCCGATACAGCGGCATTTGCGGTAATAACATTACGGTGGTCATTTCCAAGAACGTAGATAATACGCAGGCGTTTGACGTGGCCACGTACTACAACAATGAACTTATGGACACACAGACTGTTACGGACGTTGCATCGCTGGCAGATAACGATTTTATCGTTTGGAATGACGCTGCGTCACTGACTGAAACAGCCGGAACTAATATGGAAGGCGGCACGAACGGCACCGCGGCAAGCGGGACCGACCACAGCCAGTTTTTGGATTTGTTGGAATCGTATCCTATCAACATTCTGGCATGCACATCGGTAGATGAAACCGTCAAGAAGCTCTATGCGTCGTATACAAAGCGCATGCGCGATGACGAAGGCAACAAATTCCAATGTGTCATCTACAACTACGAAGGCGATTACGAAGGAATCATCAACGTCAATACACCGGCGGTTGATAGTGATTTCGGAGAATCGGCCCTGGTGTACTGGGTGGCCGGGACAGAAGCTTCCTGCCAAATCAACGAAACAGTCGGCAATAAAGTATACGATGGTGAATTCTCCATGAAAGTCGATACGAAGCAAAGCGCGCTGAAGAAGCACATCGAGCAGGGGCATTTTGCTTTCCACCAAGTGGCAGACGGCGAATACCGCGTCTTGAAAGACATCAATTCTTTCGTGTCGTTTACCAAGCACAAGACGAAAGATTTTGCATTAAACCAGGTCATGCGTGTACTGGACCAGATTGGCAACGACGTGGCCGCCATGTTTGCGAAAAATTATATGGATAAGAGCCAGAACGATCCGGAAGACCGGACAGCTCTGTGGAATGACCTTTGCGATTATGCAAAGAAGCTGTTGTCCTTACACGCTATCACGGATTTCAAGACCAGCGATATTACCGTAGCAAAAGGCGAAGGCAAAGAAGACGTCCTGGTCAATTTCAACGTCAATCCGGTAACTGCTATGGAAAAACTGTATATGTACGTCTACGTAGCGTAGGGAAAGGAAGGATACTGAATGGCAGACGCCACCAAATTAATGAACGCCAAAGACGCCGTATATGCCGCCCTGGGCAGTGCGTATGTCAAAATCGACGGCATCCGGTATCTGTTGATGCAGCTTAAAAATATCGAAGCCACGGCCAAAGTCGATAACAAAAAAGTGCCGATTATGGGCACGACAGTTTCCGGCAACAAGCCGGGTACGCAGTCCTATGAAGGGAAAGCGACGATTTACGCCAACACGTCCCTGTTCCGCAAGGTACTGAAGAAATACCAGGACACAGGGGAAGCGACATATTTTGACATTACGTGCACCAGCGAGGATCCGACGACCAGCGTCGGTAAACAGACTATCATCTTGAAAGACTGCCTGATCAACCAGGCTACATTGGTCAAGATGGAAGCCGGCGGCGATGAAGCGACGGACGATATTTCTTTTTCCGTCGGTCACTTTGAAATGCCGGAAGAATACAGTCTGCTGGACGGCATGCAGCAGTAAGAGAAAGGAGAAATATAAGTTATGGATGTTAGTGCATTTTTGGCAGAAAATGCGAAGAAAGTAGAAAAAGAATCGTTCGTCGTTTCGGATCGCTTTAAAGATAAGCACGGCAAACCGGTGCCCTGGGTACTGGCCCCGGTATCATGCACCGTAGATAATAATATCAAGCAGAAGTGCACACACGGCAAGAATTTTGACAACCTGTCGTATACGGTTGAACTGACGGTGGCGTCGGTCGTAGAGCCGAATTTGGCCAACGCCGATTTGCAGGACAGCTACCATGCATACGGCAAGCGTCAGCTTTTGGAAACCATGCTGACAGCCGGCGAATTCAATGCGCTGACGCTGAAAGCACTGGAAATCAATGGCCTGTCCAAACCGATTGACGAATTGATTGACGACGCAAAAAACGCATAGAGCAGGGTGACGGGGATTTTGTATACATGCATTACGCACTGCAAAAACTTCACATCCTGCCTGCGACCTATGCCGCGATGGGCAGGGCCGAAAAAGCCATGGTCATTGCATCCATTAAATTGCGCATCAACGCAGAAGCTAAAGCGCTGAACCCGTAGAGAGGTGAGATTATGCCGGCAGAAACGGCAGAAACAAGGTTCGTGGCCACCGATGGCGTGACGCCGGTCATCAAGGCCATTGGCAGCAGTATCGAGCACGTCAACGGCGTAATGGGCACGCTGAACAAAGTCGGCAATCTGGTCGGTCTGGGCATCGGCATCACCAGCGTGGCTGCGGCTGGCCAGGCGCTCATAGGGACGGTCAATAAGGCCATCTCTGTTTATCAGGGTGCCCAACAGCAGCAGATGAAATTAACAACAATCATGAAGCAGCGGATGGGAGCAAACCAAGAAATGATTGCTTCCATCAACAGCCTCATTGGAGCGGAAACGAAGCTGGGCGTTGTCGGCGGCGGGGCACAGCGGGCCGGCGCACAGCAGCTGGCTACATTCCTGTCGTCAGAAAACGCCTTGAAAACGCTCATCCCGGCCATGAACAACCTGGCAGTACAACAGCACGGCTATAACACGTCGGCTGAATCCCTAGTTGGCCTGGGCAACCTCATGGGCAAGGTCATGCAGGGGCAGACGGCGGCCTTGCGCCGTGTCGGCATCACCTTCAGCGATGCAGAAGAACAGGCCATGAAATATGGCACAGAAGAAGAGCGTGCGGCCACGCTGGCCAAAGTCATCACCAACAATGTCGGCGAGATGAACAAGGTTTTCGGCCAGACACCAGAAGGCCAGAAGATTCAGGCAACGAACCGCCTGGCCGGTGCCTGGGCAAACCTGGGCAGTAAAATCAGCGGCGTCAAGGCGGCCATTGAGGCGCAGTTCGCCAATATGCAGGCCGATACCATCAACCAATGGGCGGACGGCCTGGCTATTGCGTTTACCATTGTGGCCAACGGCGTCAGCATTGGCGTACAGGCATTGGCGCGGTTTGGCAGCACGGTAATTCAAACAATTGAAATTCTATCGCCATTCATTGCCATTCTGGGTACAGCCTATGGCATTTATCGAGCAGTAACATTCATCGTTTCGCTATACACGGCAGTCACGAAAGGGGCGGCCGCATCTACGCTGGCACTGAATATTGTAACAGGTATCGGGAACGCTATTATGGCCGTCAAGAATTTCTTGACACGAGCTTATACTGTTTACACGTTGGCCGGCGCTGGAGCTAGCGGCGTTGCTGCCATTGCTCAATGGGGACTAAACGCCGCTATTGCCGCTTGCCCGATTGCCTGGATTGTGGCCGGCATCGCGGCGGTCATCGCGGTTATCGTGGCGCTGGCATCGGCCACTGGGAATTTGCCCGATTTAGTTTCTAGCGTATGGGGGACCATCGTTGACGTCATTACAGGCGCTATCAATATCGTCATCGACGCCATCAACGTGTTCATCGGCGCCATTAATAAAGCTGCTTCTTTGAGCAATTCCGTTTTTCACACGCATTTTTCGACAATCTCAGAAGTATCCCACGTCAGCGGCGAAGGGCTAAAAGCAGCTGGCAACAACATCATCTATAATGGGTTTTCCATGCCAGACCTTACCCCACAAATGCCGGAAATTCCGGCCGCACCGTCTGTTGGCGGCGCAGACATTCCGGGCGTTGGAGGGGCAGGTGGTGGCGACGACAGCACGGGCCGGGCCATCAAGGACAATACCGGCAAGACGGCCGATAACACGAAGATGATTGCCGACTCCATCAGCATGACCGACGACGAAATCAAACAGCTGCGGGAAATGGCCGAACGGGACGTCATGGTATCGTGGCAGCAGCAGACGTTCAACGTCCATGTCAATAATGACAATACCATCAATAATGGTACGGACATCGACGGGATGACGTCGGACATCGTCAACACATTGAGAAGGGCTATGGAAATGGACCGGGAGGGGGTTCGGATCTAAATGTATTACATGTATTTAGGTACGATGCAGATTCCGATTCCACCGGAAACCATGCGTACAAAAATCCGCAACAGGAACAAAGAAATTTCCTTGATTGATGGAGACATCAACATTATCAAGGACCCGGGACTGACGGAGATTCAATTCAAAATCTTACTGCCTAACCAGGCGTACCCCTTCAACCAAAGTATGCTGAACCAGTACGACCGGGCGGCGTCCTACATCGACCAGCTGGAACAGCTCAAACAGAGTCAGGACCCGTTCCGCTTCATCATGGTACGCATGACGGATGGCGGCCAGCTACTCAACATGGACAACATCCAATGTACGCTGGAAGACTATAGTCTCGACGAAGACGCCCGGGAGGGCTACGACTTTTATGCCAATATCGAGCTGAAGCAGTACCGGGAATGGGGCGCAAAGAAAATCACGATCGATAAGGACGGCAACGGCAACACCGTGGCCAAAACCGAAAGTACGCGCAGTACCATTGGCCACGCCGGTTGTCCTGGCATCGTGGCCGCCAAAGAGGGCGACACGCTTCAAACTATCTGCCTCAAGAATTTCGGCATGAAGCTGGCATACTCCAATTTGCCGATTGTCAAGAAGCTCAACAAGATTGCCGTGCCAGCCGTTCTGGCAGCACACCAGCAAGTACAGATGTATGACGCAAAATTCAAGAAGGGCGGCATCCCAGGGGGTGTATTGTATTGAGCCATTTTGTTGACCTAGCCAATTCCGTAGGGACAGCGAACACGCAGCAGGGGTCCGGGGTAACGGCGTCCCAACAGACGCATCCGACAATTGCCTACGAACTGCTCATCATCCCGCAAAAGACATATAGTGATACGGCCAAATCGCAGACAAGCACGACCACCACACAAGACGGGGTCACGGTCAGTGTAACGAGCCAGCAGAAGCCGGAACAAAAGAATACGGATACGGCATACCTCGTATCGCCGGTTGATGGCGTAGAACTGACGCGCGGCCGGGATATGGTGCCGGCTACACTCAAGTTCAAAGCCCCAAAAGATGACACGCTGAACTTCCAGGAAGGTGACCGGGTGCAGTTCAAAGTCAACAGCACCATTGTTTTCTATGGATTTGTTTTCGAGAAGAGCCGGGACCGGGAAACCATCATTTCCGTCACAGCGTATGACCAATTGCGGTATCTCAAGAATAAAGACTGCTACGTCTATAACTCCAAGACAGCCAGCGAGCTGATCAAGATGATTTGCGACGATTACAACTTAACCGTGGCTGACGGCGACGGCCTGGCACATACGCAGGTACGCTGTTCCCATATCGACGATAATAAGACCCTGGCTGACATTATCTCATACGCCCTGGCCTTTACGACTATCTACGGCCCGGGACATCCTATTTACGAGCTGTATGACGACGGTGGAAAAATCAAGCTCCAGAACGTCATGGGGTCCGAAATGACGCTGGACTGTCTGATTGATGCAGATGTGACATCCAATTACACGTATACAACCAGCATCGACAAGGATACTTGCAACATGGTAAAAATTGTCCGTGACGTGCCGGAGGCAAACCGCAAGACATGGGTACGGACCGGCGAAGTCCGGGATGATGAAACCATGAGGCAGTGGGGCCGGCTTCAATACGTCATCCGGCCGGACGACAAGAACGCTACACCCATTGAGCAGGCCAAACACTATTTATCACTCCATGACGCAAAAACGCGGGAAATCAAGCTGAAAGGCGTCATCGGTGACGTCCGCGTCCGTGGTGGCACCCGGCTGTTCTGCCAGTTCAATTTCGGCGACATTGCCGTCAATAACTACTTGATGGTATCGGCCGTGACACACCATTTCACGGAAAACTGCCACCTCATGGATTTAGACATGATATATGCCGAACGGGCCGGAAACTATGCCGTCACCTATGATAATGACGCGGCGGTGCTCAAGAAAATCCAAGCAGCTGAAGCGGCTGCCAAATCCCGTGGCGGAAATGCGTATAGCGGTTCTGGCCAGTACAGCTCTGACGAACAGGGGGCATATAGCTACTTGCGTTCGTTAGGGTTCACAGACAATCAGTCTGCTGGCATCCTGGCCAATATCCGACATGAAGATACAGATTATTCTCCGAGCGCGTCGAATGGCGACCATACCGGGCTGTTTCAGTTGGACAATGACCGCTGGTCCGGGTATACGGCATGGTGCGATAAAAATGGCATGGAATACGAAAATAACCAGAACCAAATCTACTATGTAACGATGGTAGAAAACGGCGACCTTCGTGGCCAGATTCCCGATACATCACCAGAAGCGGCAGCGGACTGGTTCAACAATAACATCGAAATCAGCGGCGAAGACAGTTATGCATCTGGAGGCCGGGCCGAAAGTGCGACGGCCATTATGGATGAAATCAATAGCGGGGAATTGGGCATTGAATCGCCTACATATGCCGGCACATTCAACAACAGCGGTGGCAGCTCCCTGGTGGACGCAAGTGCAAATAGTTTATCTGGCAGTTATTTTGGATACAATGGATGCGTCCGGGCGTCCATGGCCGTGCTGGCCGGGGCAGACCAACGATTTGTGGATTTATACAATAGTGACATGAATAACGGCGATGACCTGGTAGCATGGGCCAGCCGGCCAGACAGCGGATGTACAGTGGAAGCCTATAACGGCTATAATGCCGCAAAAGGTGACTTACTGTTATACACTGACAATGAACATACTGTTGTGGCCGACGGCGCCGGCGGCTGCTGGGGCAATTCATCGGATAGAGGCGACACGCTGCACCACTACGGCAATGTAAATTATGCATGGACCAATGGTGACGCGCCTGTTACGGTTATCCACACGAATTTAGGGTAGGTGATAGTATGCCAAATGATGGCGTCAAATTATTACGGCTCATCAAGGAAGCGGCCATGGAAGCTGTTCAAGCCGGCGGCACGGCCAATTTTTTAAGGGGCACTGTGACGTCTGTCAATCCGCTCATCATCGAGCTCGAAAACAAATTGCCGATACCCGCGGAGAACCTTTCACTTACAAAAAATACGACGTGCTGGACGGCCGCGATGGATGTGGACCACATCACGGAAGACGCGGCCGGTGGCAGCGGCGACGCGGCATATGAAAGCCACCATCACGGCTATAAGGGCACGAAACATTACCGCGTGCATAATGAGCTGAAAGTTGGGGATAAAGTCATCCTGGGCCGATGCGAGGGCGGCCAGCACTATATAGTGATAGACCGCGATTACAACCCGGATACCGGATGCAGTGACAGATAAGAGGTGAGTGTTATGGCAGTAACTACATTGCCGGACGGGCCAACATTTTCAACGGCCGGAACGGAAATCCAAAAAGAAACCACGCAGCCGTCGTACACATATCGCATCCGCTATGAATCAGACGGGCAAATCCGTGGATTTTGCGACGGCATAGAGGCCATGAAACAGGCCATCTATAAGATCATCAATACCGAACGATACCGATACATCATTTACTCCTGGGATTACGGCATCGAGCTTCAAGATTTATTCGGCAAGCCCATACCGTGGGTATACGCAGAAATCAAGCGTCGCATTGAAGACGCGCTGCTGGCAGACGACCGCATTACAGAAGTGAAGAACTTTTCATTTTCTCACGCTCACGGGGACGTCGCCGTTCATTTTGATGTGTCCACGATATACGGCGATGTTAACGACATTGAAAAGGTGGTGGAAAATATTGTTTGAATCACAGACGTTCCCCGTCATTTTGAAGCGACTGTTAAAAAATGTGCCCGATGAATACGATAAGCGCGAAGGGAGCATCATTTATGATGCCCTGGCGCCGGCGGCGGTAGAAATCGCTGAAGCGTATATTATGGCCGACGCTATCATGACCGAGACGTTCGCCACCACAGCGAGCCGGCCGTATTTGATTTTAAGGGCAGCGGAATTCAATGTTTCACCCAAAGAGGCTACATATGCAGAGGTAAAAGCCCAATTCAGCCAGTCTATTGATATTGGCACACGCTTTAATTCCGGGAAAATTAATTTCACAGTCACAAGCCTCATTAGTGATAAAGACCATACCTATAAAATGTTGTGTGACACGCCAGGCACAGCCGGAAATTTATGCGAAGGGCCGATTACCCCTGTCAGCACCATATCCGGCCTTACATCAGCAACCATTACGGACGTTATCGTCCCTGGGGAGGACGAAGAAGACACAGAAACGTTCCGGCAGCGGTATTTTGCCGCTGTAAAGTCTCAGGCATATGGTGGCAACGGGGACGACTACCGGGAAAAGGTTTGCTCACTGGACGGCGTTGGAGGCGTCAAAGTATACCGCTGCTGGAATGGTGGTGGAACAGTGAAATGCGTGGTCCTTGACAGCAACTATGACCCGCCTAATGCTGATTTCGTCGCAGAGCTGCAGCAGACCATTGACCCGACAGACGCCAGCGGTCAGGGGTATGGCGTCGCTCCTATCGGGCACACTGTTACTGTCAAGGCAGCAGGAAGCACAGTTATAAATGTGTCGGCGTCGGTTGTCTTGGCAAGCGGCATATCCCTGGACACTGCCAAGCAGCATGCCCAAACGGTACTGACCACGTATTTTAAAGAGCTTCGGCAAGGGTGGTGCGAGGAAACCGAAAAAGAACATTTAACGGTGCGGACATCTATGCTACTCGTTACCCTGCTGAAAGCAAGCGGTATTGCAGACGTTAGCTCTATCAAAGCAAATGATAATGCTGAGAAGGTAGTGCTAGATAGCGAAAGTGTACCTATTTTAGGCACGCTCACTGTAACGGAGGCGTCGTAGATGGCGACAGTATCTCAAAATATCATTACAATAAAAGCAAAGGAAGCATGTGCCTTACCCGTTGAGGTATATATGAGCAACGGTAAGGCATATACGCCGCCGGATAATTGCAAAATCATCTTTACGGTAAAAGAATCCGTCAACAATCGCAACTACGTCATCCAAAAAGAAGTTGTCGATGGCACCGTTTCGCTGGACGTCGGGGATACCAATATTTCCCCTGGCTATTACACGTACGATCTGGAATTAGTGGCTGTCAACGGATATACAGATACCATCGTTCCGCCGACGTTTTTCATTGTCATCGAGGGAGAAAACCTATCACGCAATATTGACATCACCAGGTACTTGCCAGCGGTTACGAACAAGTGCAATGCCATCATTGCGGCATGCCGGTCTGAAAACTCCGAACTGTCTACACTGTGGGATAGTATAGTAGAAGTACTATACAATCAATTCATATCAACAGCCACGGAACGGGGCCTGACACCGTGGGAAAAGATTTTTGGCGTTATCCCCGACGCAGCAGAAAAATGGGCGGACCGCCGCTTTCGTATATTGTTGCTATTACGCGGGTCAAGGCCTTTCACGGACCGCAAGCTAGAAGAGATGTTGACGTCCATTTGCGGCGCCGGCGGCTACGTTATCGATCGCGACTATAAAAATTACGCGTTGACAGTCAAAGTCAATTTGGGTGTAAAAAAACAGTTGGAACAGACAAGAGCTATGCTGGAAACCGTTGTTCCCATGAACATTGGACTGACGGTTACGCTGAATTATAACCGTCACCGAGATTTAAAGGCTAAATTTACGCATGGAGACATGAAAAAATACAGCCACCATTCGCTAAGGGAGGACCCGTTATAAATGGCTAATATGACCAAAAATTACAATCTAATTATGCCACTTCAAGATGAGACATATGATGTTGATGTGTTCAATAAAAACTTTGAAACCATCGATGGTCTCATTGCCGCCATTCGCGACATGTTCATGCCTCATATTGGAGATACAATTATCACACTCGATGGGAGTAACCCGGCAAATCGCTACCCTGGCACTACCTGGGAACTGCTGGAAGAAGGAACTTTTATCCGTTCATCTGGGCATTCAATTGCCGCTGGCAGCACTGGCGGCGCAGACAACGTAACTATAGGCGTGAAAAATTTGCCAGCTCATGCATTTTCAGGGACTACACAGGAGGCCGGGGGGCATAACCACAGCGGCACGACTGCTGTTAACGGCGCGCATTCTCATACAGCCAGCACCACATCGGGCGGCGAACATACACACAGCGGGTCAACCGCCACCACCGACTTATCGGGCGATTTTCGGTGCCGCTCGAATACGTTTTATGGCAAAGGAATGGAAAGCTGTATCGGCACTCAAACGACGACCGGCAAATTTTCAGTACGGCAAAGTGGCTTACGCTCAGAAGGGAATACGGATGACAACCGAACGGAATACATTTGTCATTTCGACGGCAACCATGCACATAATTTTACAACGGATAACGGCGGAGGACATGGCCATTCGATTTCAATTGGGACGTCAAACGGACACTCTCATAATTTCCAAACAAATTCGACAGGGAGCCATGCCCATAGTTTTAAAACCAATACAATCGGCGGGGGAGAAGCCGTTAGCATTGTTCCACGGTATCGGTCGTTTTTTATTTGGATTCGGAAAGCGTAGGCAACTATGTATGACGTAGACGACAATACAATTTCAATCACCCGTGGCGATAGTGCTGCATTTTCCGTCATCATCGAATCAGATGATGGCAGCGTAACAGCCATCACTGACACGGACGATGTGGAATTTATCATGAAAAATGGCAATGAAACGCTATTAAAACGGAAAGTAAATAGCAGCACACTATATTTAATGCCGTCCGATACATCTGGCCTGCCATATGGAGATTATACGTATGACTTGACATTAAACGGCGTGGCGGCGATAAAGAACGCAAAAATAATCATAGAAAACGAGGTGACGTTCTAATGGCAATTAAAGGGATTCTGTCAACTACTTTTGTTGATGAACCGGACGACGTATATAACGCAAAGTTACACGAAGAGGCCGCCAAAACTGCTAAATCGGCGGCTGAAACAGCGGCCAACAATGCCAAAGCATCGGCATCGGCCGCGGCCACATCGCAGGCGTCTGCAGCGTCATCGCAAAAAGCTGCGGCAAGCAGCGCCACGGCCGCGAAAACGTCCGAAACAAATGCCGCGGCATCGGCTAACAGCGCCGCGACGGCGTCGGCCACGGCACAAACGGCAGATAATAAAGCGGAATCAGCGGCTACATCAGCCACGGCGTCGCAAAAGGCGTCTGAGGCATCGGCATCGGCCGCGGCCACATCGCAGGCGTCTGCAGCGTCATCGCAAAAAGCTGCGGCAAGCAGCGCCACGGCCGCGAAAACGTCCGAAACAAATGCAAAAGCATCTGAAACAAGTGCCAGCACCAGCGCGACGTCTGCAAAGTCCTGGGCTGAAGACAAAGACAGCCCGGACGGTATTGCAGATACGGATAGCTCGACAGGGTACACGCAGTCTGCTAAATCGTGGGCCCTGGCGGCGAAAACGTCAGCAGCATCGGCGTCGGCGCACCTGGAAGAAATAAATCGCCCTGTTTACTATCTCGATAGCGATGGGTGTTTGTGCGAAAAAGTTTTTGTGGAGGTGACCGAATAATGGCAACAACAACACTGACGGACTCCCAAAGAGTCCCTGTATTATCTGAGCAGAAAAAGCAGACAGAGTATATGCAAAGTATGGCCGAGTCGCTCGGTAAAATTGCCAAGTCGACATGGAAGGATAATGGCAGCCTGGACAACTACATCGTAACCATGCTGGACGGCGCGAAAGAAAAATATGAAGCCGTACAGCGCGCCTGGCTATTGGCTAACGGCGCTGACACGGCCGATGCCGCGACATTGACCACACTCCTGGACAAATGGTACACGATTACGCGGAAACCATGGAACGGCTGGGTCCGCTTTTATCATCCAGATGTTTCATCGCAAACGACCGGCGAGAAGATGGGCGATTTGAAAGACATGAAATGTGTACCGTCGACGGATACGGTTGCAGGCCAGGACGACTTTGCCGGAAATCCATTATTTGCGATTACCTACGTTAACTGGACACTGGACACGAACGGCTTGCCGCAGATCACCGCTATTAAAGGCGTAAATGCAGGATACGAGCAGAGTAATCCGGATAAACTCGTTGGCGTCGTACAAATGACCGGCTATCATTGGTGGACCACGATTGACGAATCGAGCCAATATTATTACGAGGGCTATAGCTCGACTTACTTAACCGACAAGACACATATCGAACCGCTTCCAGAAGCAGTCAAGCCAGATAAAACCGTACGGCCCTGGGTGATCCACGCACCGTATATTGCCGGCAAGAGCAGCAGCGGGAAAATGACATGTTGCAGCGGCCAAATACCGATGGGTAACGTTTCACACAATAATGTGCATGACAGCGCCCGCGTCAACGGCGCAAACTACAGCGGCGGTTGTTCGTGTGATCGTTCGTTCTTAATTCTGATGGCCCGTTTGCTTTTTGGGTCGCTTACGATTGATGGCATTTTAAACGGTTGCTATTCGTATTGGAAAGAATACACGGCAAAGGTCGCGGAAACATCGACGTCGCGAATCATCGTTGCCGATGACGCGAAAAATATTTTTGTCGTCGGGTCGAATGTTACCATCATCACGCAGAAACATGGTAGTACCGACGAAATTAGACAAAGCACGCAAGCCGATGCGACACATCGCTATACAATCACAGACGTGCAGGAAGTAACGATAAACGGAACGACATATTGCGCTATATACGTCAACGCGTCAACGAAATTTGATACCGTGTCGGATGCAGACAGCTCCGTGACGGCGACGTGTATTTTCCCACAGCCTTGGAATTCCGGCAGCACAGATGCGGTGTTGGGAAATACCGGCGCGCTAAACTGCACGGATCAGAAACATACTGTAAAAATTCAGGGCATTGAATTTGCAAACGCGCAATGGGAAATTTTGGCAGACTCTATCAACAAATTATGGAAAGACACGGACGGGAAATACTACTATACGTGTTATACCGTCAACACTGCTTCCAAACAGTCGACAGATATCACCAGTGACTATATCGAGGGCGACAGCTTCCCACAGCCGACGGTCGCAAACACACAGACATACATTAAGTATGAAAATTATAAAAATGGGATGTATTATCCAACCGTTACAGGTGGATCGTCGGCAACCTATGCAGCTGATTTGATTGAAATCAATGGGAACGTCGACAATGGCAGACGAGAATTTATGTGTTTTGGCGGCCTGTATTGGGACGCCACCGCGTGTGGCCTGTCGTGCTTGCGCCTGAGCTGGGGCCTGGGTGATGCGGGGTGGAGCAACGCCGCGCGCCTTTCGCCGAATGGTAATAGGGGGGCATGGGGGGCGTAGCCCCTCATTTACTGGGATGTATGATGATTTGTTTTGGCAACCTGAATTGGGACGCCACCGCGTATGGCCTGTCGTACTTGAACCTGAACAGGGACCTGGGTAATACGAGGTGGAACAACGCCGCGCGCCTATCTGATAATGAAAAGAGAAACAGCGTCATACATTCCATGCCGCGGCAAAAATCAATGATCTAGTACCGCGGGCTAGTAAGCAATGAACACCCGCTATCATCAGAAAGAGAGTACCAGCATGAAGAAAAGCTGTAAAAATATAGATATTACGGCCGAACAAACAATACGGCCGTTTGTGTATGAATGTTTGAAACGACATAAGAGACGCTATAAATTTCAGCGCCTTATGGATAAAACAGGAGCTACAACACTGAACGAAGCGACCGACTGGCTAACAAAATATGCCGCGGCTGCCATAAGAGGCAGAAAAGTACCGAAATTCACGCCGATAACGTGCGAGCGGTTTGACAGTACATCGGAGAAGCGAAGACTTATTGGCAGAGAATCAGCATTACAACAAATCTTTGACTATATCGCAGTCAGGTCATGCGCTGAAATTTGGCACCGACGCTATACGTTGCAGCAATGCTCGTCGATTAAAGGGCGCGGACAGATATATGGCGTCCGCATGATACGCGGCTACATTAAAGCGGATTTGCGCGCCGCCGCTTATGCAAAGAAACACGGATTTAGGTACACATCGAAATGCCGCTATTTTGTGAAACTCGACATACGTCATTGCTATCAGACTATCGATAAAAGGCTGTTTATGAATCTACTTGAACACGATTGCGGAAACAAAGACATTTTATATTTATGGAAGGAGCTTATTGATTCGTATGGCCGCGCAAAGAATTGCACGGGATTTTTAATCGGTGCGCTGCCTAGTCAATGGGGCGCACAATTTATGCTGTCGTTTTTATACCGATATGCAATGCAGCAAGATGGCGTATCTCACATGGTAATGTTTATGGATGATATGATGCTGATGAGCGGGAATAGACGAAAATTAAAGAAAGCAGTAGAAAAACTTGTCACTTACACGAAAGATGAGTTACATTTGGAAATCAAGCCGACGTGGCATATCAAGAAATTATCATTGGAGCCGATAGATATAATGGGATTTGTTATTCACGGTAACGGGAAAGTAACAATTAGAGCAAAGAATTTCATTCATGCCAGACGGATGATACTACGCTTTAAGTCGAGAGATGACTTTACCTACAGCCAGGCAAAACGTCTGGCGTCTTATAAAGGATATTTCAAATATTCCGATTGCCGGAAACTGCGAAAGGAGATGAAACTAAAATCGGCATTTGAACAGGCACAACAAATTATAAGTAACCATGAAAGGAGAAAGAGAAATGAAAGTCTACTATGACACAGAGCCAGCAAAAATTTTGTATCAGCCTCTACCGGACGGTACCGCTAACGTGTATCTTAGGAAGAATATCACACAGGCGGAACGGTCTACATTTAACCAGGACCAGGAAGAAAAGCAAACCGTATGGACGGCGGATGAAAAGAACATTCAAACCGAATTATCTAAAGACGACGTAGAAGCTAATTTCGACCAGCTCTTCTTGACGGCCGATTTTTCAGAGCCGACACTGGAAGAAAGGGTGTCCGTACTGGAAAGCGCCATGGCGGAGGTGACAAGTAATGGCTAAGTTTTGGGCACTTCGAGTGATCATGGGCCGTGCCACACTCGATAAAGTGCCGGCCAAATATCGCAATGCAGTTGTAAAAATCCTGCAAGATATGGACGCAGAATACAATTAGGAGGGCAGATGGGCACATTAGTAAACACCGTCATATCATATATTGTACCGTACATTACGTTGGCCCTCATTATGTGGGTAATCAAAGAAATAAAGAAAAGGGCGAAGCGCGATGACGCATTAGAAGAGGGCGTAAAATGTTTGTTACGAGATCGAATCATTCAGGGGCATCGGTATCACGTCGTGTCTGGCAATACCGTCAGCGATGAAGAGTACAGCAGCGTGCAAAACATGATTGAGTGCTATAAAACGCTAAAGGGAAAAAACGGTTTCATTGATCACATTGCCGCCGAGTACATCAAGTCGCCAATTGACCCGGGGTCTACACATTGAGGCATAATTTATGGATAAGCTAAAGCAACTTTTACTTACAGCATTGAGCCGGACCAGAAAAATGCAGATTGCACATGCACCGAAAATCATGATTTATTGGTTTTTGGTGCACGTGCTATTGTGCATCACTCTATTTATCGGCGCGTGGATCTATGATTGGATACAGACCGGCCGGGGGAATTTGCAAGCGATGACAGCTTTCATTCAGACGTTGACGTCAGTGTCGTTTATCGCGGCCGTTGGATTTTTCGGTAAAGCCTTAATCGATGATGACGATGACGGCGTCCCGGACGAATTCGAAAAAGGAAAGGATGATAAACGATGAAACAGGGATTTGACATTTCGTATTGCCAGCCAAACATTGATTTTGATGCAGCCGTGCAAGAAGGCTATGAATTTTGTGTCATTAAAATGAGCCAGGGCCGGCACGATGGCACAATCTACGAAGACGATTATTTCCAAAGCCACATTAACGACGCCATCGCGGCCGGTCTGTCGGTCGGCGTATATCATTTCTTTGGCGCGACAAATCCGGAAGACGCAAGGGCCGAGGCCGAGGCATTTATTTCGCTGTACCGCTCATTAGTATCGCCTGGTGTTACGGATGACGTCGGTGTATGGCTGGACGTTGAAGCGGAATCCGGCCAGGTGCTGGATGGCGTTGACCCTGCTACATTGACAGCATCGGTATTTGAATTTATTCTCACATGCAATCAGTCCGGCATCGACATCGGCATTTATGGTAATTATGACTGGCTGACAAATCGCATTGATTTGGCACAGTTCGCCGACTACGTAAAAATCTGGCTGTCCGAACCGGACGACAAACCGTACTGGAAAAGCGAGCATCCCGAACGGACTGTCAAAATTTGGCAGAACTCGTTCAACGGGTCTGCCGGCGGCACATATCCCGTTGATACGGACGTGATGTATGATGAATGAGCGCATCAAATTTTTTTTGCATGACAACTGGAAATTTTGCCTTTTTATATGCCTTTTTACGGCGTTTTTCATTATTTTCATGATAAATTACATAGGGAAAGAAGAAAAACGCGTCACAGAGCCAAAGACGGTCAATTATGACGATTCGACTAATTCAAGGGCTATGGAGAAGCAATTAAACGTCAATCCGGGAGAATCGAGAGAAATTACACGGCAAATTGAGCGTATTCATGCCGGAGAAGTGCCGCCCACAGTCACATATACCGTCGATGCACCAAACATATATTCAGCCGCCGAAAAGACAGCCAAGCAAATCAAAGAAGGCGACGCTACGCTTCCGGAACCGGCATTAGAGAAAACGGACCGGACCGCTGTCACGGCTGATCCGAAAAAGCAGGTCGTCGATGTGTACAAAATTAATTTGAAAGACAATCACAAAATCAAGGCTGGAGTCATGACAGCCGATGGGAAAGCCTATGTCGGCATCGGGTATCAGGCAGGGCGTTTTGAGGGCATGGCATACACACGTGAGGGCCGAAAAATTGACGCGGCAGCTGTTACGTATACCATCAAACAGTGGTAATTATATGGTAAATGAAATGCCGCCACAGGTGCTATCTGTGGCGGCATTTTCCCTTCCCAAAAAAACTTCCCACTATGTGTCCAAAACTTCCCACAAAACTTCCCACTTTTAAGTGAAAAATTGGGGGAATTTGCAAACATTAGCAAAGACTTACAAAGTACAAACTAACGTAATAACTGGCTTAATGAAGCCTTTTATAAAGTCCTGCAAGGGCTTGCGAATATCGCTCGAATATTACTTACGATAATTTAACGTTGTCTGTTAATACCGTAAAAGCGCATAAAATAAGCGATTCCTTACTACTCGTCAAAAATTCGTCAAAAATCATTTTGAGAATATCCGATTCACGCTGTCAGACGCCGCCCGTCTCATATCTTCCGTAAAGTCCAAGTATGTGTTAATGACCGTGTTGATTGTGTCACCTAAAAGGGCCGCTACCGTCTGTACATCCACGCCGTTGGCGATTAGATTTGTTGCGTATGAATGACGCATATCGTGTATGGAGGTGTGCGACAACGTTCGCTGTATCCACTGGTTGACATTATGTGTATGCGGGGATGCGAGAGGGAATACCCTATCTGCCATCCGTGATACCTTCTCCAGCATTTCAACAAGAAGGGCGGGGATGGGGATTGTTCGGTATGAGTTTTGCGTTTTCAGCGGGCCTACTGCGTATACAGGCTTGCCGTCTGACGGCTGTTGCTTGATTTGCCTTGCTACCGTTAATGTGTAGTTGTGAAAATCTATATCTCCCCATTCTAATGCGATTATCTCCCCGTATCTCATCCCGCTATAGTAAGCGACCATCACAATATCTTTATAGTATTCACAGCCTTTGCGGACCTTGCTATCTATGAGCGATTGAAATTCCATGGCGGATATGGCCCGTATTTTCTTTGCTTCTTTCGGATGCGGTATCTGTATCCTTGATGCAGGATTAATGGATACAAGCCCGTAATTGGTCCGGGCATGGTTTAGGATGCTCCGCAACGTAGTAAGCCGTAGTTCCTTGGTTTTGGGGGCGTATTGGTTCTTTTCATTCAGTATAGCAATTATCTGCTGCCGCGTGATGCTACGTAGTGGCTTGTCGGCTAATTCATCGAAAAATACAGCTGTTTTCTTATACGCCTTTTGACTCGACAAAGCCAGTTCCTGCTTATCCCGTAACACGATCGGGATAAAGTCGCGCAAGGTAATATCTGCCAATTCATTACTCGACGGCACGAACGTTCGCTGTAATTCTGCCAATAGTTTATTTCCGGCGGCCTTTGCCTGCTGTTTGGTCTTTAGCCCCTGTTTGCTCTTCTGACGCCATTTATCACCGTCCTTGTAAGAAAGTATGACCTGCCAGCCTTTATCCTTCTGACGGTATGTAAAGTTGTGATTGATGTTATACATAGCTGCCTCCTGGATTGACTAGCCGTGAAGATGGAACGAATGGAACGAGTCTGCAACGAAAATGAATACGTTACATTTTTTTTGAAAAGTGGTACTTGAAATGGTTCTTCCTGTCCTGTTACTAGTGAAGGCGGAAAAATATTCCTGGAACCGTCAGATTCCATTGTCCGCCGTGGCTATATAGTGAAGGGAGAGATGAACCATGGAAATGTATTTGAGAATGAAACAAAGCGGGAACCAGTACGCAATCAAGCCGACAGACGACGAGGATGTATATGAATTCGTCGACACGCCCGAAAAGCGGAACATGATGCTGTATGAAAACGCACGCTACTACTTAGATATGGGCTGGGATGAAGCCGAAAAGGCATACCGCGCGGAACACTGGACGCCAGAATTCGAGGCACATATCAAGAAGGCTATCCTGCACCTGGAAGCGGCCGACAACTTCTATCGCGTACTTTATATCATGCTCCGTGACGAACAGGGAGAGGACGCGGCAGTTGAACAACTACTCGACGAAATCTGCAGTGTAAAGAAACTCCTGCACTATGCAAGGAAACTAGATTCTGATTTTGAAGAATGATATAATAGAGAGAAGCCAGCTTGTGAAGGAACAAAGCTGGGTTCCCGGAATGGGAGTAGCCCTGCCGCCATCTGCCAGCCGCGGTATGGGTTAGAATTCCCTTGCTCCTGGGGCTGGCCGCTGTCTCCATCCCTGTTGGAACCCAAAATAAGCCTGCATGGTAGCCATGTGGGCTTATTTTGGGTTCTAAAGTAATATCAGCTGGAACTAAATACAAATTTTACTGTTTCTTACTAAGGTCTACAGACTCGGCATGGGCGATAACCGGCATCAACAGCATCTTCGCGTGAATCAAAGTACACCTTGTTACTATTGTTCATTCTGTACACATATTGACAACTATCATAATGGAAAATACCAGACCTAGCGTTACCGATGTATGCAAAAGCCATTGCAGCTAAAGCAAATACAAACAACAATGTTAATGATATGACTCTTTTTACATTTTTCATAGAATTGCCTCCCGATGATTTTTTTAGTTCCAGCTGGTAACCCCGTTTGTGATATTTGATTGAAATTTTTTCCTATACGATATTTGATTGAAAATTTTTCCTATACAATCTTTTATAAAAGAACTGCAATGCTTTCAACGTTTTAGAATCCATGATAAAATCCCTCCTTGTAAGCCTGTATGTTGTGATACAGGCTTATTTTTGTGCCTGCAACCATTAATTTTAAAATATTAATTCATATAGTGCTTCTCCCATTGTATCTGGTATAATATCCGTCTCTTCTGGAAAACTGATTGTATCGGCATCGATGACACTTCCGTCACTGTCATAATTAACGTAACTCAAAAGTTCCATTTTTTTATTTCTCATTACTTTTATCCGTTGCTTTGCATAAGTTCCGTCTGTATTATTTATTTTTATCCATACAACCTTATAAGTATGATACATGGGGGATAAGCCGTGTTGGTAATCGTATAGGTTCTCACTCATTTCTCGAGATGTTATCCAATGTGTATAAACATTTTCATTATCTACGTACCATTGGTTTCCGGTGGAATCAGCCCCAATCCAATACCAGCTGGAAGCAAAAGATGTAAAACCGATGGATAACAACATGCATAGTAGTATGAACAGCTTTTTCATAGTATTACCGCCTTTCTGTACATGACAACTAATACGTTAGATTGCGGGACATATGACCTTTCAAAGCGAACCATGCAATCATGAGGACGATCGTAACAATCAGCAGTGCAATTCCTTTTGTTTTGCGGTTTTGTTTTATTTCTCCTATAGCATATTTTCCAAGGCCGATGAGAGCAAATAACACAACCCATAATATAAGATTCATTTTTTCATCGCTCCTTTAACGCAGGTCTGCGTTAAAACGCATTAAGCGTGTATTAGTTTCGGCTGCCAAGGCTGGTACTGTTTCAATCAATGATCTCTCGCTTCTATAGGTAGGAGAGGTTCAACCTTCGATACGGGCTTATTTTTGTTTTACCCTGCGACGATATAAACAATACATAGCTCCGAGATAAATAGCACCATGAAAATAATATATATGATCCCAATAGTAGTAAGCGTCATCGTCAAAATATTCCTCAACCTTTAACGGATTAGCATATACACCGAATCTTTCTGAATTTTTCATAGCAATAGTATCCGCCGAGTCATATTTATTGCCAGACACGTCATGCCCAACCCCGTATTTCTTATCTATATTGGCTTTTTGGGAAATTAACGCTTTTTGGAATTTTTCTTTTTCTTTGTTGTTCAAAGAATGGATATAATCATTGACCATTCTATAGTCGTGATAATCCAGCCTGTTTTCAAATGCCAGCTGATGGAAGCAATAAGTTAAAGCGGCGAACAAAACAAGTGTGACGATGCAACTTGTCATGAAACCAGTTTTTGAAAGTGGCTTTTCCTTTTGGCTAAATATTGTTATAAGATACATCCCTAAAACGGTTGTCAAAATGCTTACAAGTACGCCCAATGAAATACCACCTTTCTAGCTGATTTTTTTGTAACATCCTATTCGCTTTCGATACAGTGACAGAGTAATGAATGGGCTTCTTTGTATGTCATTACGTCCCGGTTCCTGGGTGCGGCCTGTAAGAGCCGTTCGTCTATATCGTAGCAGTAGGATAGAAGATACAGCGCGAACATGTTAGCCTCGTATTCGCTCCGTGCGTTGCAATAGTTCACGGTATCGGCATGGAATGTCCCGGCCGCCCCGTGCATCAGTGCGTGGCCTAACTCATGAGCAACGACAATCGGTATTTCCCGTTCGTCCAGTTTGTCGTTGAGTACAATGACCTTCCGGCGTAACGGCCTTGTAAGATACCCGCGGATACCTTTAGGCAGTTCGGCGTATACAATGGGTATCCTCATCATATCAGCTATTTGTAAGGGGCTGGCTGTCCCCATTTTCCTTACCAGGTTCTTGACGCGTAATCTTATATTTTTTCTGACCATAAGGCGACACCTCTATTTAGTAGGAGTGTCGCCTTTTTTGCGTTTGTTCGCTCGTTTTGCCGCTAAAAAGGCAACCTCAAGAGACTTCATAACTAAATCTCGGTCTTCGTCTGTAAGATTGTAGGTATCGCCATCAAATATGATTTCTGATTGTTGCAAGAATTTATTTAAATCTTTGGGGCGTCGTTTCGAGCTATCAAAGCGATCATCCGTCCTGCCAACAAGATAATCCAGCGATACACCATAGTAATTGGCGATTTCGATTAAAATATCTGTTTTAGGTACGCGGCGATTGTTCTCGTAATTCGCAAGTGTACTTTGCTCAATATCCAATGCGTTGCAAACATCCTGTTGCATTAATCCTTTTTCTTCTCTTAATTTCTTCATTCTGTCTCCAATTTTCATAGTGTCACCGCCTTTTAATTATTTCAGTATGTAATATTCCCCTATGAAATAATTATATTTCAAAATTGCTATTTTTTCAAATTTCTTTACGAAATAATCATTGACATTTATTTCGATTTGAAATATAATAATGGTGTAGCAAGAAAGGGGTGAGAGCCTTGAAACCGAAAAATAAAATAAAGGAGTTTAGAGATAAACGAGGTTTGACGCAAGTCGAACTGGGACAGCTGTTAGGCATGAGTCAGACGGCAATCTCTCTCTACGAATCCGGTGACAGAAAGCCAGATGTAGAGACAGCTAAAAACATAGCAAAGGTTTTGCATACGACATTGGACTCTATTTTTGCGCCTTAAACATTTCAAAAAGAAATGTTACATTTCAAAACGAAAGGATAAAACCATGAACGAATTACAGATTTTCAACAGCCCGGAATTCGGGCAGGCAAGAATAGTAACGATAGATGGAGAACCGTGGTTCATTGCAAAAGATGTGGCTACAGCTCTTGGCTATAGTAACACTCGTGATGCTATAGCAAAACATGTTGATGACGATGATAAGAATACCGTCGTGATTCGCGACGGTAAAGGAAATCCAAACCAAACCATCATCAACGAATCCGGCCTTTACAGTCTGGTTCTTTCCAGTAAGCTTCCGACAGCCAAAAAGTTCAAGCACTGGATTACAAGTGAAGTTCTCCCGGCCATCCGTAAACACGGTGCATACATGACGCCGGAAAAGATAGAAGAAGCCCTGCTGAATCCAGACACGCTTATCAAACTGGCGACGGAGCTGAAAGCCGAACGAGAAGCACGGAAACACGCCGAACTGGAAGCGGCCAGTGCAAAACAGGTTATCGGCGAACTGAAACCGAAAGCCGATTACACCGACCGCATCTTATCAAGCAAGGGTACAGTCACAACGACTGCCATTGCTAAAGATTACGGCATGAGTGCCGCGGGGTTCAACAAACTGCTTCATGAACTGCATGTCATTTACAAAATCGGGAAACAGTGGTTCCTGTATGCGAAGTACCAGGCTAAAGGCTATACGCATAGCAAAACATTCGATTTTGTCCATACAGACGGCAAACCGGATTGTAACATGCAGACGGAATGGACGCAGAAAGGGCGCTTGTTCCTGTATGAATTCCTCAAGAGTCACGACATTCTCCCCATGATTGAACGTGACGACCAGGAAGCAGGCCACTAAGGAGCCGATAGCCATGAAGATGTGTTACAGCTCCGAAGAACTGCAAGAGCTTTTCAAGTGTTCCCGGCAGACCATCTGCCGCATGGAGAGCGACGGCAGGCTGAAACGCCTGTACGGCCTCCCTGGCACCTTCTACCGGGCGGCGGACGTGCTGGCCCTTTGTGAATACGAAGAGCCAGCGCACGGGCCGCTGGAATGGGAAAGGCTCGAGGGCAAAAATAAGGCCCTGTCCGAAGAGAACAGAGCCTTGAAAGAAAAGTTGAGTTGTATTTGTGAAGCATTGAAAGGAGTGATGGGTGATGAAAGCGATTGAAATACGCGACCACACGCCGGAAAAGCGGCACGATCGCAAGCTTTTCAAGCGGATTGCCAGTGCGATTGCCTTTACGCTGACCCTTGCCACGGCTTGTGGCATTGGCTGGTACGCCGGGGCGAAGCTGGCCTATGAACAGAAAGCAGCGGAAATCTCCAAAGTCCACTACGTGGAAGAAGGAGAAACGCTTTGGGACATAGCCGCCGGGCTGTCTAGTGATGATCAGGATATTCGTAAAGTCATTTACGACCTTGCGAAGCTGAATGACATCGCGCCGGACCATGGCCTTAAAGTCGGCCAGAAGATTGTAATAGTAAAGTAGACCTTGCGACGGTTACGCAAGGCCTACGAGGCTAGATGTATTTAGTTGATTGCCTTAATTATAAGGCAGAAAGTTGAGGGCGTCAATGGATAATTTATCACGATTCCATAACGACATTTCCCGTATCTATGAGCGTATGGATATTGGGGAAGAATTAATAATGATAGGCCAACGAATTCACTGCGGACGGCTGGAAGCTATTGGCAACGAAATGCTTGACAGCCGGGACGATGACTATGTTGATTTTGACAGCCTGGTAGGCGCCTTTCAGTTGGCATTATGGACGATTGACGACACCTTGGATGGCAAAACCAGAAAGGAACTTGACGAATTATTGACACGAGCCGAAATGGCGAAAGGAGCAGCATAACATGAAAAACGTAACGAATACTATTCTTCCGGTAACACCGGAAATCACAAACGAACCGACAGCATTAGCCTGGAATATGGATGATGTGAAGAATTATCTCCAAGCTGTAACAGAAAAATATGCCAATTTGGTTGTCACCGACGAAAACGTAGAAGATAGCCAGAAAGCATTGCGCGAAGTCGTTTCCTTTCGAACCGGATTAAAAAAATTTGAACGGGAAGGGAAGCAACTCTTGAATCAGCCTTCACACTTATTCAAGAGTCAGTGTGATGAATTGGCTATCATCATCGAAGACGTTGAAAAGCCATTGCGGAAACAGCTGGATCGCTACGAAACACAGCGGCTGGAATCGCTGGATAACGCAATTAATTCGGAGTTCGACAAGAAAGCGGAAGCCGCCGGACTCAAGAACGCGTATATCGTCCAATTCAACATTGACAAGCGGTGGTACAACAAAACCGCGAAATGGTCAGAAACCACCGTCGCTATTGACAGGGAAGTTTCCCGACTGCTGGCAATGCAAACGGCAGACGAAGAAAAGAAAAAAATGATTGAAGAAAAGCGTGAAATGGTCAAAACCATTGTCACAATGGCTAATAGCACGTCTGGCCTGGCCACTCCGCTTAATCCCACAAAGTATCTGAATATGGCGAACAACGACATTCCATTTAATGAAATTAAGGAAGTTGTAGAAGCCGACGTTAAACGGCAAAAGGAAATCGAATTAGCCGCGCGTCAAGAAGCTGAGCGCCGGGAAGCGGCACGTCAAGAAGCCATTCGCCAGGAAACCGAACGCCGGAAAGCAGCCGCGCGTGAACCGAGCATTTCACAACCTGCTGTACAGGAGCCTGTTATTAATGAACACATTGCCACCGGACCTGCAGCGCCGGAAATTCCGACTTACAACGTCAATGTTATCTTTTACGGCGTCATGGGGGAATCGGATCTAGAACATTTGCAGGAAAAATTAGATTCCCTAGGATTTGAATATGAGCTGAAGGGGGTTCATAAAGCATGAGCGCAATTTACAGTAAGCTAACGAATATTCAGATGAGGCTGAAAGCCCCGAAATCACAATACAATAATTTTGGCAAATATGCCTATCGGAGCTGTGAGGACATTGTCGAATCAGCTAAGCCCCTGCTTAGTGAACAAGGACTTACACTTCTCATGAGCGATGACGTAGTCCTTATCGGGGACCGGTATTATATCAAAGCTACGGCAACATTGATTGATACCGGAGATGGGGAACAGGTATCCGTATCGGCATTGGCAAGGGAACCTGTTTCCCGCAAGGGAATGGATGATAGCCAGGTAACTGGCAGTTCATCTTCATATGCTAGGAAATATGCGCTAAACGGGCTGTTCTGTATTGATGATTCGAAAGATTCGGATCAACTTAATACCACGCCACAAACGGAAAATAATTCCGTTCCGGCCGGTGTACCGCAGACGGTTCGTGAATATTTCCAGCTGGTTACTGATTGGGCGCGGCAGAATGGGGCTACGGCGTTCGTCCTGCCATTAGTCAAAGAAAAGTACCACAAGAACCGTTTCTCCGAATTGACCTTGCCGGAAGCCAAGGCCTTTTACGAACAATTCAATGTATGGGTAAAGGCCGCTATGGCGGCCGACGACGCCGCACTGATGGAAGGCGTATAGCACCATGAAGTTTCATGCGAAAGGTATCCAGGTGCTCAAAGGGAACAGCGGCTATATGCTGCTGATTCCAGCACCGCTCACCGAAGATTTGAATAATATCAAAGTCGACGGAGATTACTCCATCGAGATTAAGCGCTATTCAGAAAAGCGCTCATTAAATGCCAACTCCTACTGCTGGCTGTTGTGCCAACGGATAGCCGAGAAGCTGTCCAGCGATGGCCAATATGTCAGCAAAGAAGAAGTATATCGGCAATCTATCCAAGATTCACAAGGATTTACGCCAATATGTGTCCAGCAGAAGTTGGCGGCCAGCGTGTGCCGGGACTGGCGTCACAACGGTATTGGGTGGATTGCCATTGATACCGGGGCCAGCAAGGTAAAGGGCTGTACCGTCCTGCACTTATACGCCGGGTCCAGCGTGTACGACACGCACGACATGAGCCGACTAATTGACTGCCTCGTTGACGAGGCCAGCCAGATCGGTGCGAACGTTGAGGACCGCGAATGGGTCCAGGCGCTCATTGATGATTGGAGGCCCGAACGAGATGAATAAACGGAAACGCCGTGACGACGCGCTGTATAAAAAGAACCGCCTGCCGGCCTATGAACGGGCTGGCGGCTTATGTGAGAACTGCGGCGCACCTGCTGCGGAAATCCATCATATCGTGTTCCGTTCACACTGCGGGACGAGTGATTTAGATAACCTCATTGTGCTGTGTCGGGACTGCCACGAACGAGCACACGGTCCCGACGCAAAGGCGATGAGAGAAAGGTTTAGGGAGATAAGAAATGGAAAGGAAATTTAAAGGCATATGGATTCCCGCCGAACTATGGAACTCGAAAGAGCTTAGCTTGCAGGAAAAATGCTTAATAGCCGAGATTGATAGCTTCACTGAGTTCTGGATGAGTAATAAAACCATTGGAGAGTTTCTGGGGGTATCCAAGGACCGCGCGAAACAAATCGTAGGCAAGATGAAGGATAACGGGATTATCAACGTTGAAACGACTAGGGATACAGAAACAAAACAGATTCTCAAGCGAACTATTACCGTATCAAACGATTTTAAACGGAAAATGTTTGAAACGTCATTGAAAAAAAAGGCTGATGATTACCCTAGTGGGGTAGAAAATTCCCCCAGGTGTGGGGTAGAAAATTTCCCCAGGGGTGGGGTAGAAAACTACCCAGAGAGTAATAAATCTTTTTATAACAAATCTTCTTTAGATAATAAGGGGGATAACCCCCCAGCGCTCCCCCAGGTACCTAAAAAGAGTAAACGTTTCGTCAAACCTACCGTGGATGAAGTTCGCGCTTATTGCGAAGAACGTCAGAACGGCATTGACCCGGAATACTTTGTTGATTACTACGAAGCGCGGGGCTGGATAGCCAGTAAAACACCCATGAAGGACTGGAAGGCAGCTGTACGTACGTGGGAACGACGGGACAACAACCGCCCGCGGTATAAGACCCGCGACGAACGGCTGCGGGAAGATGACGCACGGAGAGAAAGGATGTGCAAAGAATATGACGAGCAACACAGCCAATCAAGTTTTGAAGATATTAAGAGGCTCTTATCCAAATGACGCCTGGAAGCTGAGTGGCCAGAATGGCGATGAATTCATTGGCGCGATGATGCTCCAGTTTGAACGCTACAGCGACGGCGACGTCCTGCGGGCCGTGGGACGCGTGATTGACAGCGCCGACACTATGCCGAGCGTGACGATGATCAAGAAAGAAGTTAAGCGGAGAATCAACGCCGTGCCGGACTACCAGGCACTGCCGGAAGCCCCGGTAAACGAAGCCGGGCGCAAGCGCATCCACGACATGATAAGCGGCCTTAGAAGCCAGTGGACGACGCGGCCGGACAAGGAAAAGAAACCGCCGTCGCTGGATGACGTGCCGAAAGACATCATCGAATTCGCCCGCCGGGCGGTTCCCGGAATCCCGGACGAACTGATTATCAAGAATGCCCCCGCCTTCAAGGAAGGGATGGCCTGCAACATGCGCATGGGTAACGAATACATGCGTTTCTGGCTGGACCCGAACACGGGGCTTGTGAGTATGGCCATTGTCATGAAGAGAGGAGCAGCAAGATGAGTAAATGCATGGTGTGCGGGGATGAATTCGACCCGCAATATAAAGCACAGCGGTTGTGCCAGTCCTGCCTCGATAAATTCACGAAGCGCTATTGGGACTGGGACGCCTGCCGAAAGCAGGGCTATACACGCCGGCCTACCTGCATTGTATGCGATAAGCCTATGATGAGCGGATTCAGCGTATGCCCGGATTGCCGCGATGCGTGGAAGAAGATTTACTACCAGATCATGCGACCGAAAACGATTATCCAGGCGCGTAATCGCATGAAAAGGACGAGGGATAAAGCCGTAGCGGGCTTTGAAAGCCAACTCCGGACGGCCCTCGATGATGACATTGCGGCCGCCCGTAAAGCGGGATTGTCATACGGCGCTTACATGGTCCGCAAGAAAGGGCTGATACGATGAACGCTATCAGCCGCGCCCTGGCGAAACGGGACAGGCAGCGCATGGAAGTACGGCGTGAAGCCGGGGCCGAAAGCGGTACGGACTGGGCGACGACATTATTGTTCAGCTGCCTTCACGATAAATACGGATTCGGCCGCAACCGGTTCGCCGCGATGAACGACATGTGGGAGCATCTCGACGAATTCCAGGAAGGCTTCATTTACGACTGGCGCGACGAACTATGTGAACATGGATTCGACCGGTTCTTAAACGAACGTATCGCCGAACGGATGCAGAAAATGATAACCGGCCGGACACACGATCTGAAACTCATGGCGAAGACACGCGACATGATAGCCGGGGTAGCCATCGTCATATTCTGGACGCTGTACACGAAGTATAAGTGGCGTGACAAACGCCTCAAGGATTTGCAGAACTACTACAAAGACAAAGTCTACGTACTGACTCATAACGAAGTGCCCATATGGGAATTCATGAAATGCCTCAATGTAGAGTGCAACATAGATTACCCGGCACTAGAAGCGTATGAGAAGCAGAACGGGCCAGTCGACATATACCACGGCAACCGTGGAGCCAGATAATTTTTACAGGGATAACAGGAGGAAATCAAAATGAAGAAATTACAGGTAACTATCGAACTCATCGAAGAAATGTTGGGGACAGCGAACAGCGACCCGAAGATTCATGAAGAATTCATCGCGTCGAAAGCGCCGGACGCCGCCAGCCGGGAAGAAGAAGTCGAAGCGCTGGGCGTGGAAGCCGTCGTCGAAAAGGGCAAGACGATTTTCCCGAAGGAAGACGGCAAACCGTTCGTCTACTCGTATCAAATCCGCGGGTTCTTCAAAGCGGCCGCTGGATTCTTACAGCGTTGCAAAGGCGAAAAGTTCGCCGCCCACACGAATAAAATCAAAGCTTACAAGAAAGTCATCGACGGTTGTATCTTTGTCGAACCGCGGAAAATCATGATTGAAATGCCGGAAGGCGCTGAAATCGGCGACTGCCAGCGGCCGTTGAGAGCGCAGACCGCACAGGGCGAACGCGTGGCGCTGGCAAACAGTGAAACAGTTCCCGCTGGAAGCCGAATGACATTCGTCGTCGAAATTGAAAGCGACCAATATGCTGATGCAGTGCTCGAATGGCTGGCGTTTGGTTGTAAGAACGGTTTAGGACAGTGGCGAAATGCAGGTAAGGGGCGCTATAAGGTAATCGACATCAAGGAAATCAAGGATGCGGAAAGCGAAGTAGACCGTATCAAGAAAATGCTGAAAGGCTAAGGCCACAGCAAGCGAAGAGAAGCAAAGGCATAGTTTAGTATGGTTGTGTCATGCAAAGGCACGGTACTGTTCCGCGGTGTGACGTGGCGTAACGGCATAGAATGGTTCGGTAATGTTTAGCTACGGCACAGAGTCGTACAGTGGGGTGAGGCAATGGCCGTGTATAGCCAAGAAATGTGACGGCAAAGCAAGGCCTGGTTGAGTACAGCGGCGGCATAGCATCGTAGCATTGAGCAAGGGCAAAGTAAGGTTACGCGGTGGTATGGCAATACATAGCGCTGTGAGGGCGACGAAAGGCAACACCACGTAATGGAAAGGCAGGGTATAGTCACGCGAAGGTAAAGTAAAGTCAAGTAAAGTTTGGCGAGGCGGAGGCATAGCATTGTAACGTTTGGCATAGCACAGCCAGGGCAATGCATGGCAAGGACTTGTCATGAACGTATTGCGATGGAATGGCAATCTATAGTGCTGTTTCGCAGGGTAAAGGCGGAGTGCTGAGAAGTGAAGGCTACGTACGGCCTTGTGCCGTCCGGCCATGGAGAAGCATAGCAGTGCAGTGTAGTGCAAAGGCATTGTTAGGCAGAGCTGATTATAGCTATGGCAAGGTTCTGTTATGTAAGGTTTCGTTTCGTAAGGGCAAGGCGAGGCAGTGTTTGGCCGGGTAACGGCCGACACCAAAAAAAGGAGTGATAGACAATGAACACAATCACAGTAATCGGCAATATTGGCAAGGACCCGGAAAGCCGGGTCACTGCCAAAGGGACGCCCGTCGTGACGTTTTCGGTAGCGGATAACAAGAAGCTGCCGGGGACGAGCGGCAAGAGCAAGGAAGACTGGACAAGTCAATGGTGGTACTGCACCGCTTTTAAAGAGCTGGCAGAATCCATTGTCCAGGACGTCAAGCGCGGCAATCGCGTAGAAGTAACAGGCAAGATAGATATGCATGAATACACCGCTAAGGACGGTACACAGAAAGTAGCATACAACTTGCTTGTCAATCGCATTGCGAAGGTTGTACGGCCAGTGAGGGCCAATAACGGCGGTTTTAACAACATGGGTAGCGAAGTCGCCGACGAAGAAATCCCATTTTAGAGAGGAGTAATAAAAATGAAGAACATCACGAAGAAACAGTTTATTGACACCGTAGCACAGCGGAGCGGCAAGACGAAAGGCACTTGCGCCCGTATCGTGGATGAAATGTTGGGTACTATCGCCGACCTCGTAGCGCAGGACTGCAAGATTACCTTTGTCGGATTCGGCTCATTTGAAAAGAAGTTCGTAGCGCCCCGCACGGCACGCAACCCCCAGACCGGAGAAATGATGGAAACGACCGGCCATAACAGCATGAAATTCAAGGCCGGTTCGATTTTGAAAGAACGGCTTAATCAGTAAGCGGTGATGCAATGTGACACGCTGCTATTACTGCCATAAGAAACTCACGGGCTACCGGCACTATGTGGTGACGGTAGACGGGAAGCTCATGCCGGTATGTGCAGATGATCGGGAATGTCGGCCACGGGCGATAAAGTGCCACGGGCCGCGACCCGGTGTCGCACACCAGGCAAGGAATAAAGTGTTGGAAAGGAACAAGCATAAATGAAAGACACGTTGAATATCGCAGTCGGTAACTGCTTCAGGAAACGTATTGAAAGAGCTACGGAACTGTTGAAGACGTTACGGGATGAAAGGGATGAATAACATGGAACTTTTTTTCATGCACGATTATCCGAGGCCGGGCGAAAAATGGAAACACTTCAAAGGCCATATCTATGAAATCATCTGCATTGCAGGAGATACAGAGAGAGACGGGCTGGACGTGGTGTACCAGGATACCCAAAAACCTAAACTCATCTGGGCGCGGCCGCTACGCATGTTCATGAGCGAAGTAAACCACGAAAAATATCCGGACGTTGCATGGAAATGGCGATTCATGAAAGTGGCTGATGCAGATGAATGAAGGTGATTTAATTGTTGAAAATCTTAGAGTTGTTCGGTGGAATTGGTAGCCCTAGAGTTGCGTTGCGGAATTTAGGTATTCCCGTAAAAGCGATAGATTACGTGGAAATAGATGAAAAAGCAGTGCGAAGCTACAATGCCATGTTTGCGAACGAACTCCCGTACAAAACGCAGGACGTTCGCGGATGGAATTTAAAGCCGGATATTCTCATTCACGGCAGTCCTTGCCAGGACTTTTCCATCGCGGGCCGCCAAAAGGGAGCAGACCCCGGAAGTGGGACTCGATCGTCGCTCATGTGGGAAACGCTAAATATTGTTAAAAACATGGGCTTATGGCGACCAAGAGCCATTATCTGGGAAAACGTGAAGAATGTAAGAAGCCGCTACATGGTACATAACCATGAGCGGTACATGGATGAGCTGAAAAAGCTGGGCTATACAAGCAGTTTTTGCATGTTAGATGCCAGAGACTTTGGAATACCTCAAGCCAGGCAGCGGATATTTACCATATCATTACTCGGAGGTCAAGATTTTGACTTTGACGCGCTCGAACGAAAACCTATGAAACCTATTATGGATTACCTGGAAAGCGGGCCAGTAGACGACTTTTATACCGTCAAAGCACCAAGTATGTTACGGGCAATCGGGAAAACGGGGACTGTGCGCCGCCTGCCGATTATCAAAGATTACTGCTACACAATCACGGAGCGACCAGACAGAGCGCCGGGGAGTGGCTGTCTTCCCATAGGTAATGGTAAATACAGATACTTAACCGAAAAAGAATGTTGGAGACTCCAAGGATACAACGATTCTGACTTTGAAGCGGCCGCCGGTGTTAATTCTCGGCGAGCGCTGTATAAGCAAGCCGGGAACTCTATCCCTGTACCGATTTTTGAAAGCATATTCAGCGAAATGCTATAGAAAGGAGTGATGCAGATGGATGATGTACAGCACCCGAACCACTACACCTGGCGCGGTACGGAATGTACCAAGGCCATTGAAATCATGACCAGCGGAGCGACGGGAGCTGATGCCATGTACATCGGCAATATCGTCAAGTACCTGTACCGCTACCCGGCGAAAGGGACACCACTAAAAGACCTCATGAAGGCCCGGCAGTATTTAGATTTTTTGATTACAAGCGAAAAGGAGCATGAAAACCATGACTAAAGCAGAAAGAATCAACCTCGAAGCCACATTGGCGACTATTTTGGGTATCAGCAGCCCGGACCAGAAATTCTCCATCACGATAGAAGGCTTTAATTACAAAGGCATTACGATGCGGACACACCTGGCAGACGTGATGCTCATCGTAGCAAAGTCCGCACTCAACAATGAACCGTTCAAAGTGACGACAGAACACATTATCGACATAGACCCGGAAGAAGATCCGGACGACGAAGAAGACGATGAAATCATCGAAGATGATGAAACTATCGAAGGTTTAGGAGAGGACCTCGCCGACTTATTGCTCCGCACTTTCGGGGAAAAGAAATGACATACCAATTCGTCATCCATGGGCGGCCCATGACTAAGAAAAATTCGCTCCAGAAGACGCGCTACGGCCTTGTACAGGGTAAAGCTTACAGAGAATATGCAAATGATGCTTTATGGAAGTTAAAAGCCCAAAGAAGGCCCATTAAGCCGATTGGATGTGCCGTTACGATGACCGCTAGGTATTATATGCCGAACCGCAAGGGCTGGCCCGATTTGTTCGGGCTGGTCCAGGCGACGGCAGATATCCTCGAAAGTGCGGGAATCATCGAGGATGACGGCTACATAGCCCAAATCGACGGCTCGATGATAGCCGGTATCGACGCCGAAGACCCGCGCGTGGAAATCACTGTAAGCGAAATAACAGACTTGAATTTTTCACTCTATGAACTACACCCGAAGTTAAAGAAAAAGCTCGTAGAAGGGAATCTAAAACGATTAACTAAGACTAGAAAGGAACAACATGAAGCTGAGTAATATACTGACCGTCTACGTTGTCTTGATGGATGCATTGGCCATCGCACTACTACTGACGGCAACCTGTTTGGCACATAGCCTTATTGCCGCGGGAAGCTGAAGCGATTAAACAGGCGAAGAAAACGTCCGACGGGGCGAAACGCGTTCGCGTATGCCCGGCATGGGATGATAAGACGATGTCATGCATGTTGGACAAGCGAGAAATCCTGTTCAGAAAAAAGAGGTGAGAAAAACGGACATTAGCACGAAACACATAGACGAAGTCATTGAACGCGCATATCTTAGCGGAAAAAGCTACGTCACGCTGGCTCTAACGGGCGATAGCAATGTAGATAAGGCATTGACCCGCAAGCTCGACGAAGACGGCTATAAAGTGGCACTCAGTGACGATAATATCATGGTAAGCTGGGGATTTTAGGAGGTATACAGATGCAGGAAAAAGCAAGAAAGATTGTCATGGATTATTTCAATGCTCATGTCGACAAGACCGACAAGAAGCAAATCACGATGGATGACGTCTTTGTCGTGTGGTTCTGCAAAACACTGCAGAACTGGAAGTGCTTAGCCAGTACGACCGTATCGGACGGCATGTACTACGAAGTCACACACAACGGCGACAAGGGTGAAACCTATGTTGACGTCTACAAGAAGTGGGAAAACTTTTGTGTAAAAGACTAAGAGGTGTCCAGGATGACCGACGAAGAAAACGCAAAGCTAGTAGAGCTGCTAAGAAAGAAGCAGAAAGAATGGTGCAGTAATTACTATCAAGACGGCATGGGGAATAAATGCTATGCAGAAATAACGTATGGCAATGTATATTGTCCGGCCTGTGACAGCGACGCTGGTTGCAGTATCTGCCTACTGATTAGTGGTATCCACCGAAGAAGGTAAAACGCGTGTAAATCGACGCGGTTAAAGGAAGAAACAAATGAGCAAAGACGATAAAACCAGGCTACTAAACCTGCTAGAAGCCTTCCGCGTACATATGTGCACTAAGGACCACGCCATGGAGCATTGCGTCAGAGACGGACAATGCCCTATGGCCTACCCGGCCCGATTTACCGTAGAAGGCGACGAAATCCGCACGATCAATTATTGCATGATAGAAACAGTTAAAAGAGCTATGAGTAAAAGCATGAATGAAAAAGGAGAGATAGAACATGGCTAAATACGTAAAGAAACCGGTAGTTATCGAAGCATATCAGACAGATAAAGAAATGATTATCCGTACGCTGGAAGGTGATATGAAGGCCCTCGTCGGCGATTATATCATCACAGGTGTACACGGCGAACTGTATCCGTGCAAGCCGGATATTTTCGAGGAAACGTATGAACTCGTTGAAGCTAATACACCAGAAGCAACGCCAAATACACGTTTATCTTTCGGCGTGGCGTTGCAGATATTAAAAAAAGGCGGACGATGTGCCCGCGAAGGGTGGAACGGTAAAGGGCAGTACATTGAGCTGGCTAGAAACATTAGTTATGTAACCTCTGATAACAAAGTTATGAATGCCATGCACAAGAACATTGGAAATTGTGCCATTGCATTCGTCGGCACGTCAGGGACCCAAATTGGATGGCTGGCCAGTCAGGCAGACATGTTAAGCAATGATTGGTACATAGTGTATTAATGACAGGCGGCGCCGGAACATGGCTGGCCCGGCGCCTTCCTGGAAAGGAGAATACATGATAACGACAGCGGAAGAAGCAAGAAAACTAGCAACCGAAGAACGTGCAAAAGTTAGTCCTTCATACCAGACGTGTATTGAAGATATTAATTGGGCCGCTCGTCATGGGGAATATAGTGTGATATTTCATGGAGAGTTACGATCACAAGATAAAAAAGAACTCAAAGAAAAAGGCTTTAAATTATCGAAATACACAATATCGTTACATGATTATTGTTGTAAAGATGTGTATTACAAAATCAGTTGGGGAAAGCAATATACTTTGTGCAAACGCATAAGAAACTGGTTGAATTCTATTTTGAGAGGTATAAACAATGAAAGCTAAATATTTTTGTGAAAAATGCGGATATGCATACGACGCGGCCGAAGAGGCTAAAAGATGTGAAGATATCCACGGAGAGGTAATAATCGAATCACACGTCATGCCTGGCAAAGTATACGGCCATCAATATGTACTACCGGATATAGTTTACATAAAAGTACGCAATCCGAACGAACAAGAAGCAGCCGGAAGATACAAACTCGTACGTTGCGAAAATAAAGATTTTGAGATAGTAAAACAAAATAGCGAAAAGTATCCATATGTTAAATTTTAAGGATAGGTGATATACATGGGAAATTGGTATGCACCAGGAGAAGTAAGGACTCATCAGATGAGCGATGAAGAAAAGCGGCTGTATGAAGAACGACGCCGGAAGCGCTATCCATGGGAAACGAAAAAGAGCAAACGCGACCTGGACGCGCATCATATCGGCGCGCATCGTTCACCGCTTTTCATGTGGAAAAGGAAGTGAAGGAAATTGAAAGGTGAAGGCAAGCTCGTACTGCGTCAAGCGGTATCCATGGCAATTACATTCTGTGTTTGTGTGCTGATTTTTTATGTAACGGGGGCGTGGTAAAATGGAAGTCCTATACACGACGACGGAGGCGGCCAGGGATACACTGGCCCTTATCCGCTATAAAGTAGAAGGCAACGACGAAAAATTCAAGGAAACGGCGTTAGCAATCTCCCGAAAGCTGGATTCAGAAGGCCGGTGCGACGCGGCACTATTTATCCGCGCGCAATACAATGAGATACCGACATTCATCCCCATGGGAATTAGTTATGTACGCCCGTCTAAGGACGCGTACTATTTGGGCATAGCAAAGGCCGTAGCACAGCGTGCAACGTGCTTACGGCGCATCTACGGGGCAGTCATCGTCAACAACGACGAGATTGTCAGCACCGGTTATAACGGCGCACCGCGAGGCGAACGGAACTGCTGCGATACCGGAAAATGTTACCGCCGTCTGCATCAAGTACCGCACGGTCAGATGGTGGAGCGTTGTTGTTTGACGGGAAACACTGTAATAAAATTGTTGGATGGCACTTATAAAACCATAGCTGAATTAGCAGACGAAGGCCGTAAGGACTTTTGGATATATGCCGTCGATACAGATACAGGGGAAATAGTTCCAGCTATTGCCAGTGAAGCTTTTTGTAATGGGGAAAGAGATGATTTAGTCAAAATTACGTTCGACAATAATCAATTCATAACCTGTACAAGCGATCATAAAATCATGCTGAGAGATTGTACATACAAAGAAGCCGGAGAATTGGTTGAAGGAGAAAGCGTCATGCCTATGTATTACAACTACAGGTTGAACAAAGGGTATGAGCAAGTAAACAATACGACCAGGGGAAAACAAGGAAAATTAAAAAAAGGCAATAAATGCAAAACCAATACAATACCGACCCATCAACTAGTATTTAAGTCAACTAATAAAATTGACGAATTGAATTTGAAGAACAAATGGCTAATACATCATATTGATGGAAATAGGAACAACAACGTTCCAAGCAATTTAATGCTAATGGATCGCGGAGAACATTCAAGGATATCTATGACCCCAGAACGCATTGAGATACTCAAAGCCAACGCTTACAAAGGCCTAGAAACAATGAGAAAACTATGGAATACCAGAAAGGAATACAGAGAGAAAAAGATTCACGTTGGACACGTCAACATGAGCGCTAATTGGGCGAATCATGAATTTAGAAAACGCATGACAGAAACCATAAACAAAGAAAATGGAAAGAAGACGGTCGCAAAACTAAATCGTAGCAAAGAAATGCGCCGGAGAATGTTCCGAGGGCAAATCCTAAAAGGGCTTTCATTACTGCTGTTTAGAATGAAAAAGGCCGGAGATGACCGAAAAATAACAACAGACATTTACGATGAATTGCAAAAAGAATATAAAAGCACCGGTAACAGAGGTATTACTTCGGTGCCTAAACTAAAAACAATCGTTAAATACTTTGGCAGTTTACAGGTAGCGCTGGACTGCGCAACTCGTTACAACCACAAGGTATTAAAGATAGAAAGAATACATAGCAAAGAAAAGGTATACGACATATCTGTACCGCGTTACCATAACTTTGCAGTTGATTTAGGAGACAATTCTTGCGTATTCGTTCATAATTGCGCGGTACATGCAGAAGAAAATGCGATCATATCAGCCAGCCGCCGGGAAATGCAGGGAGCTACCCTGTACTTATGGGGCATGGACGTAGAAACCGGAAAAGAGCTGCCGAACCCGGAACCATGCTTACAGTGCTGGCGGCGTATCCATAACGCCGGAATAGTGAGAGTCGTAACGATGGGAGGGGATGCACATGCACCACAATCAGCGCGCCGCGATTGACTCCACGACGCGGCATATAGAACTCGTGTTTTACCGGGAACGAGAAATCAAGCGGGCCGTACGACTAGCCAGGGAGAACGTCACAGGCGGCCATAGCGGCGGCAGTAATGGCCATGCCTTTGTATCGGACCCGACGGCCTTGGAAGGCATACGGCTGGCCACGGAGCTAAAGCAAGTGACACTGTCAGACGGCGTCGTCATCAAGCGGCCCGAACGCTGGCTTAGACTCGTATCCGGAGTATACGAAGCCCTGGACGATATTTCGAGGCGTGTAGCTACATGCAAATACTATCGCCGGGAAAGCTGGAAAGCCACGACGGTAGAATTGGGGATTGACCGCAATACTTACTATACGATAGTCAACGACGTGCGGACGCTGGCTAAAATGGCCGCGTGCCAGCTGGGACTTATACGCGTAATAGAATAAAAAAGAAGGGCGACTCATTGCGAGCCGTCCTTTTTTCTATTTATTCCATTCTGCGACGCCTAGTTTAGCTGTCCGCTGGGGCCGTTCGTCGCGGTGGTCAATCCACCAGGACGCGCTGGCATGACTGCCGTACCAGGCCAGGCATTTATCTGCCTGTTCGCCGGGATAACGGGACAGCCATTCACGGGCGGCCGCCATCTTTTCTTGGCGGATACTTTCGGCCCACCGGATTTGCTTTTCACTACCGGTCAATGCCGGAAGTCCGTCTGCCTTAGCCTGCTGAGCCGCGGTTGCGGCTTCTTCCTGCTGGGCCTGTTTGTAGCAGGCGGGGCAGATGGCATAATTTTCGTACCAATTGATTTTACGTTCTCTTTCGGCGGCCGTGCCGTAGATCTGGACAGTACCAGTATGGCCGCAAGAGTAAGTTACATCGTATTTCATAAAAATCCCTCCTTAACGCATCCGGACGTCGGCAAAGTCGTCGTCGTCTTCCAGCCAGCAGTGTTGCTGACCGCACGGGCCGACTACGTGGTCATTCCGGTCCCGCCAGTTATCATCCCGGAAGCCACAAGATTCCGGGTACGGGCAGTCTGCGCAACTCGTCATGTTCTGCAATTTGGTTCTGAATTCGTCGATTGTCATAATATCTCCTCCTGTCGTTATTATACCATGCTACCACGGCAAACTATCTGTAACGCCGCCGTATTCCATTTCATAGTCATTCATTTCTTTATCACTCAATGGGCGGTCATAGTAGACCATGCCCCAATGGTGACGATCAGACGGCGTCACGCCCTGCTCATCCGTAAAGCTTACGAACTTATCGGGCTGAGTACCGATAGATACGGGACGTTCGAGCATGTAGTAAAAGTAATAAGTCTTCTTCATAGGTATCATCCTTCCTTAAAAAATGACTGTTACCGCGCGGCCAGTGTAGCCTGGCGGAGCCAGAAGCCCCGCCTGCCATTTCATTTTACAATGGTTCTTAAATGTAATCGCTGTACATTCCATCCACCGGCAATTATTGTTTCAACGTATGCGGTACCATTCGTTCCTTTTACCGTCCCATTAAGGGATTTACCGTTGCTGTCCAACTGGATCCCGCTGTAATCGGTAATGGTTCCAACTTTCGCCTTTACCCGGTTAACGAGGTCGATTATGTAACTCTGTGCGGCAACCTTATTTTTCCGTTTGATATGTTCATCAGTTAAATATCTTTCTTCATAAGCGTGGTATCCATATTCATTTACAAATTGTTTGTAGCCCATTTCCTTGTATTTGCTTCTGTACAGGTCACGCCGGTAGAAAGCGTTTTTGTTCCAGCTGTTTTCCAGTTCGTTTTGAAGTCTTACGAGGGCTTCCGGAACGGCTTTAAATTCTTCATTTTCGCCTTTCAGCTGTTCAACTTTTGCGGTTAATTCTTTAACCTTTTCAGCGGCTTCCGAAACCTTCTTGTTCGCTTCTTTGACTTCATCGGTTGCAAATTGAATATCAATTTGTAACCACCGTTCGGCTTGTTCTTTGAATTCTGGGGCCTGATATTCCTTAGGAAGAGTTCCGTTGACTTTATAAAGTTCCAACTTTTCCAACTGATCCATTTTTCTCTGTAATCTCTTTTGCGCTTTTTCCAGTTTTACTTTTGCATTTTCCAGTCTTGTTTTTGCATTCTCGTATTTAATCATTGTCATGATATCTTCTCCTTCCTTCAACACTGTTTTCCTTGTTGTCTAAACTATACCACATGTTATCAGATGTTGTCAACACTAAAATTAATTATTTTTAAAAATAAAATAATGTCATTGACATTTTATAAAATGTGTAATAGTATATAATCAATAGATAGGAGTGATGTAAAATGACAAAAGAACAATTTCAGAAGATGTGGAAAAAATGGCTTGTCGATGTAGACAAGTCGGAAGCGGAAATCGCCCGCGAAAACGGCATGTTCCAGCAGAATCTTAATGCCAAAATCAAAAACGGCTCTATGAAATATGTAGAGCTTAGTGAAATTGTAGAAAAATACGGATATACTATAGAGATCCGTAAAAAATAATCGAAAACAGTGTTGACATAATCAAAATACATGTTATAATATAATTAGAAAGAGGGACAAGGAAGTCCCAGGGAGTAGAAAGGAGACAAACATCATGACAGCAAAAGAAGAAGTAAAACGCGAATTGGAACGCAGACTCGCATCGAGAGAACGGACTAAGAAAGAAATCGAAGAAAATGCATACTTTCTCGAAACACTCTTCCGCCGACTCAAAAGCGGAGAGGACGTAATAACCCTCATAAAAGGGTACGTTTCCCAAAAGGAAGCATTGTATAACGACTTGTGCCATGAAACGTACAAAATTGCCACGCTGAACGCAGTGCAAGTCCTGGGCGTGGAAGAAGACTACAAGAAGGCCACTGAAGAGGTTGAGGATTGGATGAAACCGGAAAGCTGCTTCCCGAACCTTTACCAGGACAACAAGGAATAGCGGAGAAAAGGCCGATACCATGAGTACCGGCCTTATTTTTTTGCCATTTTTGCTTATTCTAAGAATAACCGACGCGAAAACCACGTATAATAATAGTGTAAGGTTTTAGCGTAAAGCTAGAATCTCCTCATCAGACGAGGCGGCGAGAGTGTTAGTAGATGGCGCTATGGCACTCCACCGCACACACTGTTACACGAAATCTTGTTATACCTCTGTAAAGGTTACACACAAACACATAGACATGGGCCGCCTCCTGCTTTGGCGGCTCTTGTCGTATCACGGGAGAAGACCATGGAAGAAATCAAGCCAGCATTTGAACAGCAAAGACTGAGCGCAATGAATCTCTTTGCTATCGCACAGCGCAAAATAGATGAAACCACTCGTAGGGGAGCGGCCAGCGTGCAGATCGTATTACCCACGGGGTACGATGACTGCGCCGTAGATTCTTTGATACGCTACTTGCGCATGTGGAAGTACAGCGTCAAGTGGTATCACGGCACGGACTGCCTGGAAATCTCCTGGAAGTGGGATGACGTGATGAACAGCAAGAAACAGTAATCAGACATACAGATACATGCAAGGCCTTGTAAAAGTCGCTTAGAACGGCATACAGGGCCTTAATTTTTTAAGTATACGGTTAAAAGGTGGTGATACGCAATGCGAAAGAAGCAAGTAACGAGTGATGAGAAAAAATATTGGTTATCTGCTAATGGCCTTGCGCGCATACGATATCATCGAGCTATTTTAGGTGAAACCGAGGAATATATTGCTAAAGAAGTTATGGGCATTGCTTACTCGACATTAAGCGAGTGGAAAAAGGGAAAGTCGGAACTTTCGGAAGCATTAAAAAGCACAAAAAAAGGAGAAACGGCACGAGCTTATGAACAATTAGACCGTAGCGCAAATGGCGGTTCTATTGCCGGTAAGGTGACGACAAAGTACCAGTACAAGTACGACAAAGACGGAAACGAGATACTGACCGGTAAAGAAGTCACCGTAACAGAAGAAAAGGCGGCGCCCAACGCCACGGCGGCTATATTTAAACTTAAAAATCTTGACCCGCAGCACTTCAGAGACCGTGTGGAAAACGCCATCACAGGCGCAGACGGCGGGGCCGTCAAAGTCGAAACGCTCACAGACGCCGACGTAGACGCACGTATCAAAGAGCTTGAAAGCAAGCTAAGGGAACTTGATAAGTAATAATTATGCACATTTGGCTGGCTTGACCCGGGGTTGATAGAATGAAGTCGACAAAAACAACGAATAAAACTAGCAAAAAGAGCTTGAAAGAGAAAGTCGAGCTGATGCGGCTGATGGAGTGGAAAGTCTGGAAGAATGACCCGACAGCCTTTATTAACGACTGCTGCTTCACCGTCAACGAAGCAAAGAACGGGGCCGTCGAGCATTTCCCAAAGCTTGACTACCTTGCCCGCGTAGATCAGATTATCCACGGCGAACAGGTAGCGGCATTTCCGAAGAGCCGACGCATGATGATGACGTGGCGGTGCCTGGCTAATCTCCTACATTACGCGATGTTCGGCAAAAACCTGTCTATATTCGTGCAGTCGAAGAAATACGACGATAGCGCCTACCTGCTGGGGGACAGCCGCTTCATGTTTTTGTACGAGCACCTGCCGGAGAGCCACGAATGGCCAGCTGTCGAAAGAAAGACGCGCTCAAAGATGGGCTATGACTACATCAAGTTCTCCAACGGCGTCGAATTGAGGGCCGTCGCAGAAGGGGCCGACCAGCTCCGTCAGTACACGGCATCTGTCGTATACTGCACAGAAATGGCCTTCTGGGACTTTGCACAAGCCACCTGGAACTCACTCCGTCCGACGATTGAAGGCGGTGGCCGCATCTTCATCGACTCGTCAGCGAATCCTGGCTTCTTCTGCCAGCTTGTGACGGGTCAGCTCAACGAGGACGAGCCGGAAGAAGAGCAGGAAGCACACGACGTCATAGAGGGCGTACATGAGTACCGGCGTAACGGTGTGTACATTGCTAGGATACACTATACGGCCGACCCCTCGAAACGCTCCGAAGAGTGGAAGACCAATGAACGCAAAGGGACTACCACTGAGGGCTGGGAACGTGAATACGAAATCAACTGGACAGTCAGCGCTGAGCCGAAATACTACCCGGAATTTGACTACAATCGCCACGTAGCCAACGAAGAGCTGCACCCGATAGACGGGCGGCCGCTCCTCTTGTCGTTTGACTATGGGCTTACCCCGGCTACCATCATTGCACAGACAACGGCGAAAGGGCAGTTGCTCATCTTGTCGGAATTGCAGTCCTGGGATTGCGGGATGCTGGCCCACGGCCGTGCCGTACAAGCCGAATTGCAGACGTTTTACAGCGGATACGAGTACACGGCAGTCGGCGACCCGGCAGGCAACCAGCGCGCACAGAGCGACGAGAAGACCGCAAACGAGATACTCCGTGACCGCTACGGCATTATCGTAGAGCCGGGCGAGCTCACGCAGACCGGCCGCAGTGAAGCGGTACGGTACTATCTCACGACACTTACGCCCGACGGGAAACCGCTCTTACAGCTGGACCCGCGCTGTCAGATGCTCATCGAAGCATTTACGGGCGGGTATCATCGTAAAGTCGTGGCCGGGCGGACGCTGGACGAGCCGGAAAAGAACGAGTACAGCCACTTAATGGACTGCCTGGCATATCTTTGTGCCAAGCTCTACCGGGACAATACCAGCATGGCAGATAAATGGAAACAGATGACCCGTGGCAAGATACACCGGGCTGGGTATATGTAAGCGCGTGGAGCGACGCCGCACCGGATAAGGGCGACTCCACGACATGCTCCTTTCTATCATCGGCGGGGCTGACGACCCCGCCACTCATGGTAATGTAGGTTAAGGAAAACCAGCTACAAAGCTATCGCGGTTCGAGTCCGCGCATTGCCCTATAGCCCTATTGAGGGCCTTATTTAGCTATCAATCGAGGTGATGAGATGGAGGATTTAAACCAGAGCCTGTCCGCCGCACAAGACACAGGCGGATTGTTCGGCCGGGATGCTCCGCAGCAGATGAGCTTGACGGACTGGCTGCTACAGCAGGCAGAGCCGGAAGAACAACCGGTATCCCTGGACACGCTCAATGACGACGAAATCAAGAAGATCATGATGAGCGTCAAGGACGGTATCGACGTCGCGAAGAAGTACTACGAGAGCACTGTAGAGCCAAAACTGATACACCGCCGCAAGCTCCGCAACGGCGAGCAAGACTTGTACGAAAAGAAGCTGCCGAACTTGTCTAAAAAGAGTAAATTCGTCAGCATGGACTTCAACAACATCGTTGAGTGGATGAAGCCCAGCCTTGTAGAAGTCTTTATTGGCAACGAATCGCCTGTTACTATCGCCGGTAGTACCATCCAAAACGACGATACGGCCACGAATATACAGCACTTAGTCGAATACCAGCTTACCCGCAAGAACAACTATACGTCCCTTGTGAACGACGTCATCGATGACGCTTTAGGGACGAATTTAGGCGTTGCTAAGGTATGGTGGAAGCGGGATGAAGACCGCACGCGCTACAAGCTCATGTTCGATGTGAACGACATGCAACAAGCCATGATGCTCACGCAGGCGTCGTTGTCGGGCGAAATCGAGATACAGAAAGTCAAGCAGCTGAAAGACGCGCCGGATCTGTATGAAGTGCAGTTCGACCACGTCAAGGTCACGGCCAATTATCCTGTCGTCGAGTATGTACCGCCCACGGAATTACGCTTCACGCCGGAAGCCAGCACACTCCAAAAGTGTAAGTTCGTGGCACACCGGAAAATCGTAAAAGGTGACTATCTCAAGCGCAAAGAGCAAGACGGGACTTATCAGAACGTCGATGAAGCGCTGGAAGCGTCAGGCGATACGAAGTATACCTCCGCCGACGAGTACATCAACAAAGAACTGTCAGACGACCATATGCGGCCAAATGACGGCGATAACGCGTCTAAGGACGTCGAGCTGTACGAGTGCTATGTAGACGTGGACTATAACGACGACGGCATCTACGAGCATTTGATTGTCCATTGTGTTGGCGATACGCCGCTGTCTATCCAAACCAACGAGTTCGACATTGCTCCCTTCTTTGCGATGGGAAGCGTACGCGAAAGCCGCAAGATATTCGCCGACATGGCCCTGGCAGAGCAGGTAGAAGGCTTGCAGGACTTAAAGACGGCGCTTATTAAGCAGATTGTCATCAACGTTGCGAAAAACAATGACCAGCAGAAGTTTATCGACTATACGGCGGTAATGGATATGGACGCACTGCTCAATGGCGACGAGTACGTCCCGATTAAGGGCGACCCGAACGCGGCTATTGCCAACCCGCCACCAGCGAATATCTCACCGCTCACGATGGACCTTGTCAACTACGCTGAAAGCGAGCTGGAAAACCGTACCGGCAGTACGAAGTACAACCAGGGCTTAGACGCCAACTCTCTCAACAGTACGGCCACGGGTATCACGGCCATTCTCGGCCAGTCAGATAAGCGCATACGGTTGATTGCCAGGCTGTTCGCGGAAAATTGGATAGTGCCAATGGTCCGCTTCCTTATCCTGCTCAACAAGAAGTACGGCGAACCGGTACAGACCTTCCGTTTTAAAGACGAGGAAGTGTCTGTCAAGAGCGAAGACCTTGACATCGACTACGACCTCATTATCAACGTCGGTAACGGCGCCGGTACGAAGGAAGCACGGATACAGAGCTATATGATGCTCCTCAGCAACGTATATCCCGTACTGTCACAGGCAGGCGTAGCGACTCCCAAGAGCTATTACGCCGCAGGCACGGCGCTCCTGGAAGAAATGGGCCTCAAGAATACGCAGGGCATTTTGCTGGACCCGGATTCGCAGGAAGCCCAGCAGATGCAGGCACAGCAGGCCGTACAGGCCGCACAGGCCGCACAGGCGCAGGAAACTATGGACCTGCAAAAGCAGTTGACCTTGAAGAAGGCCGACTACGAAGGCAAGGCCGCCGTGGCGTCCATCCCGTCTATCCGGGCGAACATGAACGATTTGCCGCTTGACGCGCAGGTGAATATCATCAATACCCGGACGGCAGGCAACACCAGCCCACAGGCCATGATTGAGAAAATCGCACGGGACCAGCTGGCACAGATGACGCCGCAAGCCCCACCGGCACAGCCGGAACCGCAAGCCCCACAAGTACCCCAGCAAGGAGGCCCCATGAATGGACAGTAAACTAAAGACCCTACTCGATACCATGCGGAGCGGTGATGAAGCGGCCCAGAAGCGATATTTAGCGAACCTCATCACGAAGGGCCAGCAGGCGGAAGATCTCAAGTCTTTCCTCGACGACTGGCTGAAAATTGAAGAGCAGACTGCACTCAAGGACCTGGACAGCCCCACGAAGCCCGCTGACGACGTAAAACGCGACTACCGGGCCGCTATGAGGCTGTACCACTACATGACAGGAATCATTGATATTGCAAAGCAAAAGCGCAACCAGAAAGGAGAATAGACGTGATTGACTTTAATTTACAGTTGTTTGCAGAAGGAGAAACGACAGATGTATCCACGGCAACAACTACCAACGAAAACGTCGCGGGCGCCGCCCAGGAATCACAGCCGGAGTCTTTGTATCTCGTGACAGACCAGCGCACCGGCAGGAAGAGCATTTCCGCCGCGAAGCCCGAACCGACGGAACCAGTAGAAACAAAGACAGAGGAACCGCCTGCACAGGATGAGCCGGAATCCCAGCCCACGGAACCGACCGAACCGGCGGAAAACAAACCCACTGAACCGGCGGCAACCGAACCCGCTGCCGAAAAACAGCCTGAACCGCTCATCCACACTGAACCGTACACGCTGGACGAACTGAATACCGCTATTGCACAGGGGAACGTCAATGAAAGCCGCATCCCCCAGCAGTATCAACTGCAATATGCACAGTATCAACAGGAACAGGCACGCCGTCAACAGCAGTACCAGCAGCAGCAGCAGGCCTTGCAGATGCAGGCCCAGCAACAGCAGTTGGAACAGCAGAAAAGAATGTTTGCCGATATTGATAAGGCCGCGACCGACCAGGCCATGAAGGCCCTTGGCATTACGCAGAACGATATTGATACCGCCGAATACTCCGACGACGACGCCGTGAAACAGAAGGTAGCGCATTTCAATACTGCCAAATCCTACTATAAGGAGCAGCTTATTGGCGCTATCAAGCAGCAGCAGATGCGGACGCAGGCCGCACAGAACGAACAGCGGGCCATTTATCAGAGTATTGTCGATTTTACGCAGCAGAAACAGGCCGAAGAACCTCATTTTGCCGACATTAATCAGTTAATGGACAGTTATTATCAGACAATGCCGTATAAAGACGCCGCTGTCATCGGGGATGCTATCAAAGCCCTCCAGGACGGGAATATCAACCCCACGCAGTGCAAGGTGCTCGAAGGCTACTACGACAAATGCCGCACGGCATACTACGCAAAAGCGAATGATCTGACGAAGCAGCCGAAGAAAGTACCGGTCCCGAAAGTCGAACAGCCTGGCACGGGCGCGAAAGCACCGGCCAAACCCATTAATTTTACGCAGATGCGAAATATGACAGTCCGTGAACGCCGTGCGTTCATCGCAGGCCTCAGCGGCAGATAAAGGAGAGATGAAAAAATATGGCATATGATGTACAGAGAAACTTGAATAAATCGGCCAACCAGTCGTACACCTACGACGCTATTGGCCATGCAGAGGATATCAGCCCTATCCTCACCAATATTACCCCGGAACTTACCTTATTCTACTCCAAATTCGGTGATTCCGAACCGGCAAAAGCCATGAACTTTTCCTGGATGACGAAAGGTTTGTTCCCGCCGCAGGATAACGCCCACCTCGAAATGGAAGACTACAAGTTCCAGCCGGGCGGCTCCATCGAAGGCTTGTCGAATAACGTCCAGTTCTTCCAGAAGACTGGCATGGTATCCGATGCACAGAATAAAGTCCAGAAAGCGTACCAGAATGAACACGGCTCCGAACTTGCGGACCTCCGTTACGATGCTTATACGGGCCTGGCACAGGATATTGAATACATGCTCGTCAACTCCACGAATAAAGTCGACGGTTCGACCACGGTACAGCCCCGTTCCGGCGGCGTACCGTTCTTCATGCAGCAGAACCTCATCGACGTCACTGTTTCCACTACGGATAACACTATCACGTCGTCCACGGAAACACACCTGGCTACCGGCGATATCTGCTACTTTGTCGCTGACACCATGCCGACGGGCCTTAAAGACGGCCTCTACTACTACGTACGCGTAGACAGCACCAACAGCAAGAAACTGACCATCTTTGATACGCAGAAAGGCGCTATCGAAAACATCGAAGACGACCAGGTAACATTGTCGGCCGCTGGAACGAACGTCAAGATCGTAACGAACAACGTCCTCTCTTTGGGCAAGAAACGCACGTACACCCTCGACGATATCAACAACGCTATGGAAATGACGTCCAAACGCGGCGGTCATCCTACACAGGCATATATGTCCTCGTCCAAGTACCGTGAATTCATCAAGCTCGTCCTGGCTACCATGACGGCTACGCGCAAAGGCAATGAAAAGGCCGATGCCACGGAATTCGCCACGTCCTATCAGGGCGCCTTTGGCCTCGTCAACGCCAACGTCCATCCGATTTACCCGGACAACCGTATCGACATCCTCGACCTGTCTTACTGGGATATGAAGTACCTCGACAAACCGCACGAAGTACCGCCCGAAAAACTCAGTAAAGACGGCACGTACGAAAAATTCGTCATCGAAGCCAGCCTGGGCCTCAAAGGCACACAGCCGAAAGCGTCCTGCTCCATCGTTGACATTAAGCGATAGTCAATTTCATAAGAGAAGGGGTTCACGCCCCTTCTTTTTATATAAAAGGTGGTGACTCTGCGTGATAACGAAACAGAAGATTTACCAGAACGGCGACGAAATCTGCTTGCGGAACACTGTCGACGTATCGAGTGCCGTGGATGCGGCCCGGCGCGTCAATGAGATTGACAACGGCGGCTGGGCTGGCGACAAGAACGAACGGATTCAGCTCATGGGCTTCATCCCGCCAGAATTCTGGGGATTCGACCCGTGGCTCATCTGCGCCAAGAGGGCGGAATTAGAAGGGAACCAGGCGAAATACCAGTACTACATTCAAAAATTCTTTAGTGTGTGGAAACAATTCGCTGTTAATCACAAGAAACGTACGTGGCATGGGGCGGTGTTGCTGGGATGATTACCGCCAAATCGCTCAAACAGCTCATCCGCTATAAACTGGGGGATAACAACGAAGTCCAGTACAGCGACTATGACATCCTCCAGGCCATCAACGAAGTATTGCGTTACGTCAATCAGTACTACATCAACAGCGACTTCCTCGAAAAGGTCCAGCACTACCGGCAGGACGACATGAACGCGGAGATTGACGAGTACAACGCCGGTCTATCGACGGACCCGTCCGACGAAACGGCTGTAAAGCCGACGCCGAAAGAGCATATCGACATGCCGATTACCGGTGTAGATCTGCCCGACGACTTCCTTACTCTCGTCCGTATCGTTGACGGCCACGGGCGCGACCTTCATCCAGGAGACGCTATCCGGCCGCCGCGCTGGGATGAATACAAGATATTCCGCAATAAGCTTTATGCCGGTGTGAAAGACGTGGATATGCTCTATAACGCCGCGTTCCTTAGTATCACTGACCTCGATACCGGGAAAATCGACCTGCCAGCCGTCTTCCTTGATTCCTTGTGCAAGCTGGCCTGTATGGTCCTCACACAGACACCGGACGGCGATACCATGCAACAGGCCGTGGAAGCGGCCCTGGCCAATGTCGTACCTATGCGGAAATACGCCAACACAGAAAAGCGTATGCCGTTCATCTGCTAGGGGGTGACTGAATGGAAGTAGAAGACGCCATTACCCGTATCCGGCAGGAAACGCATGACATTAGCAAGGAATACAGTGACGAACGTTGCCTACAATTCCTCAATACCGCTACGCAACAGGTGGCAAGCCTGCTCATCGGCGCTAAATGGCCGGTACTCGTAGAAGAAACGACCATGAGGGACGGCGATTCCATCCCGAAAAACTACATGAGCGCTTGCGGGACGTATCCCCTGTCCATGACAGCCGGGACTGTGCATATCACCGACCCCGACGTAACAGCCGTCAAATTCAGATATTTTGCAACGCCTGCCCTTATCGAAAGCACGACGAAAGAGCTGCCATTCAACCACGACGCCATCAACGATATCATCGTCAAGTCGGCGGTTCTCCTGGCACTCAATGAAAACGAGTACGACATAAGCCAGGATACGAATATCGTCAATGCTTTACAGCAGGCAATCAGCACAGGAATGAGTTGATGCTATGGCAGAATACAAGAAACAAGTACTGACATTTCCGGACCTTCCGACCGCTATCCAGGGCGACGGCAGACAGCTTATATCTCTCTTGCGGAAGTATCTAAAATCCGTCAATGAGCAGGTCAACGTAGCCAATGGATTCACGGCAGACGATGTAGACGCCTCGAATAAAGGCGACTTCCCCATACCGCGTAACTTCACGCTGACGTTCGACCGGCTGGGCGGGGTACTCAACTGGGACGCCGTAGACGACGCCGACCTGGCTTACTACGAAGTCCGTACCAATGCCGACGTCGGCAACGCATACGGCCTGCTGGAAAAGACCATAGCCACGTCCAGCCTGGCCATACCGACGACGGCCAGCGGCAAGATATACCTGTTTGCCATCAGCAAGCACGGCAAGATATCCAACGGCCGGACCATCACGTATAACAAACGGAGGCCGTCCGCACCGTCTGACATATCCTTTACCAAGAACAATGAAGGGACACTCATTACCTTCCTGGAGATACCGTCTAACTGTATCGGTGCTAACCTATACATTGACGGCGTGAAGTATCAGACCGTGGATAACGTCTTCCTGTATCCGAACTCGGATATCAAAGAGGTGTATATCGCCTATTACGACCAATTCGGCGAAGGGGAACGTGCTTACCTATCCTGTTTTGTCCCGAACGTCACAGGCTTCTGGGTAGAAAAGAACGGGGCTAACCTGTATTTCTACTGGGATGCTTTATCTATTTACAATATCAAGTACGTCGTGAAAGTCGGGCAGACGCGGGAATGGGAGCAGGGCACGGAAATCTTCCGCTCGAAGGTCAACAAATACCGCTATATCCGGCCGAACGAAGGAAACTATTACTTCATGATAAAGGCCGTCGACGACCACGGCAACTATTCCGCCAACGCGACCTGGTATTACCTCTCCAGCGACCCGGAAATCAATAAGAACGTCATCCTCGACTATAACCAATACAAGCTGGGCTATAGCGGGATAAAGACGAACATGTACTACAACGCGGCCATGGAAGGCTTGCGGCTGGAAAAGGAATCCTTCAACGGCGAATACCTCATGAAAGTATCGTTGCCGCAGAAGATAAAGGCCCGTAACTGGATTGACTGTAAAATCAACGCCGTTACGGAGCAGACGTTAAGGGTATGTGACATGACCTTTACCGTCGACAGCCACGAGGCGTCGCATATCCTGGTATGCGGTATCCTTGGCGACCTGGACGGCGTAGAGCTTAAAAAGCAGATAGCCCGGTATACCGGCAAGGCCGATGATACCTTTGATGCTATCATCGACGGCACGAGCACGGCCATGGGCGGCACACTGCTGACGGAGAAGAACACAAGCTATGCCCCGGTACGCTGGAACGACGGCGCACTCATCACCGATGTAGGCCAGCTGGAATACTCGTGCAGTATCCCCGAAACGTTCTCTATCGGATTCTGGTTCAAGAAGACGGCTCCGCTCACGGACTGCTTCATTGCAGAGATACGCGGGAACAAGCCGAACCAAACGGACTATATCGCCGTCAAGGACATGACCTTTACCGTCGACAGCTACGAAGCGCAGCATTTAGGCACTGACGGCATATGGCGCGATATTACGCTGTATATCGGCTATGACAAGCGGACGGACTCGTTCTATGTACGGGATACCGTGAATGAACGGATACTCAGCTTACAAATTGATACCGCAGATAGGGACTGGCTGTTTTTCGGGCTCGCACAGAGCGCCGACAAGCGGCTTTTTTTTATCCGTGAATTCGACCTCGATACGACCAAATACATAAAGGCATTCATTCCGCCATGCAGTGCATTTGACCGTATTTTCTTTAACCCAAAGGAGTAAAAGCACATGAATAAAGACGAAATGAAAATCAAAGGCTCTTTGAATGTTGTCATCCATCACGCTAATGGGGATGTAGAAACCCGCCATAAAGACAACCTTATCTTGAACGGCGGGTTTGACTATATCTGCGCCGCTATGGCCAACCCGACCCGCCCGGCCGTCATGGGGTATACGGCAGTTGGCACAGGCACGACCGCTGTTGCCGCCACACAGACGGCATTGGGTACAGAAATCAAGCGGAAAGCGGCCAGCTACGCTCATAGTACCGGCACGAAAGTCTTTACACTGACGACGACCTTTGACGCCGGGGAAGCTACCGGCGCCATCACGGAAGCTGGTATCTGCAACGCCGCAAGCGGTGGCACGTTCCTCGACCGCGTCGTATTCGACGTCATCAATAAGGCCACTGACGATACCATGACGACGACTTTCCAGTTCACCTTGTCGTAACGCCTATGGATATTGCCAAAACGTTCACGCTGTACAAGCTGGCAGATACCACGTTCACCTTATCTGACAGCCGTGCCAGCAGGACGCTTGATGCTTTTGGCAAAACGGCGTACAGCGCGACGAATAAGGAAAACGTCTGGCTGCTGGAAGAATACGACAGAAGGCATGGAAAACCTGGAATCATATTCGATACCGCACTCAGATATTATAGAGCGTCCGAAATCAACGACAAGGTATCCACTATCACGACACCCGTTGATGAGCTGTACCATTATCTCTTCAATATCCGGCCGCTGGAAAGCCTGCATACGGCAGACAAATGGAAGAGTGCCAGTACCATCAGATTAAAGGACGCATGGGCCGTTCGGGAAACGTATTGGGATAACGTGTTGTTCAATATGCACTGTCTCGAAAGTCTGAAAGTACTGGAAATCAAGAAGAGCGGTATGGCATTGGGGACGAAAAGGGAGTCTTTTTCACTGAAAGACAATGAGAACAACCAATTCGCCAAAAAACAGTGCTATTCGCTCCATATAGGCGATGAAAATTCTAAGCGGCTAACTATATCTAAACATGAGCTAACGAAGCTTACAGAGGCATATAGAAGGGCGAACATATGGAGGCGGACGGCGAAAGAGATAGCTCTCGTCGCGGATAAGGAAAAATCGCAGACACGGAAGGAAACAGCCGAAGATATTGCCGTAAAGGAACGGCCTATCAAGGCTGTTTTCATCAATCCGTGGGAAGCAGTAATCATTGTCGACGATGCGACGGCCTTTTTTAATTGGTTTTGTTCAGTACAGGAAACATTGTCCATTGCGGAGTATCACAACAAGCTCATACACGCTACGAGGCTGGAATCATTACGGATAACTCTGGCACTACCAAGAAAATTGTCACGGGCCTTCCAGGAAACCATAACCGCTATAGAACGATATATGAGCCACGCGCAACCGAAATACGATGAAATGGCAGTGACATTCACGGACGGCGAAAACAAAGCCCTTGAGGTTGTCCGTAGCGAAATGATTCATACGACGGAAATATACTGGGACAATGTGTTATTCCTCATCCACATTTCAGAGAATATCCGGACCACGGAAGCCGTGAAGAAGACGGCCGTCAAACAGCTGGACGACGCCTTTAGCTTCATGGATTCATTGCGTAGAGCATCCCGATTAAACAAAGTGGAGGACCTGGCTATTATCGAGGAGAAACGGCAGGCTATAGAACATGAGCTGTATGACGGACTGCATATCATGGATGAATGGCGCAATGGTATGCAAAAACTGGCATGTGAACAGGTAAAAGTTCTTGATGACATCGCAAAGCATGCCGCGCCTGCACAGTTCGAGAAAGTCCATATATCGGATACCTATAAACGGATATGGAAAACTTTGCAGACCTTCCGGGAAGAGCTAAAAACACTTGATAGAGTATACCGGAATATCTACGCCATTCGTGATGATCGTATCGCCATCGCCGACAAACGGCTGGTGAAACTCGAACGTACCCTGCACGAAGCCGTGGAAACCGACGAGTCCTTTAACCGGGATATGGTTTTCATCCGTGGATTCGAGGATTTGGCCCGTATCGGGGATGGCCTTACAAGGGATATAGGCAAGAACCAGGCCGAAGACATTGCCCTGTACGATGCATTCGTAAGGGCCAGTAACGGCTATATCGAGTCGGTACAGGCCATTTCCTCATTCCGGGAGGCAGACGACTTCCTGGCTATGTCGGATACCCCACCGCTGTATGAGCAGTTCACGGACTTCAATGTAGGGGACTATGAATACGAAAAAGCCCTCTTGCGGCTCCGTGTGGTCAGTAAGGCCACGCAGGCACAGCCTTTGTTGTACGATGTATCGCCGCACGTTGATATCGACGATACCGATGATAAGGGGGAGCTTGAAATCAAGGATACGACAGCGGCCACGAAAGTCTATTACAACAAGCATTACTATAACGCCCCGGAAGTCAACGCCATGGTCAAGGGCGGCACGGGCACGACGACGCCCGTACCGAATATCCTCACGACCGATGGGCAGGACAACAAAGGGCGCTACTTTGAAATCGAATTACTGAATAGTTCCGGCAACCGTACAACGGGCATCGTCTCGTGGGTTGCGAAAGGATGGTAATATGCAGGAATATAACGAACTGGTCACGACGGACGCCTGTAATACGTACCTGGAGAAAGCGGACAAGAATATTCAGTCCGTAGCCAGTACGTTCTCCGGCACGGCGTTCCCGACGACGAACCTTGCTGTCGGGATGCAGTGCATGCGTACCGACGACAGCAACAATATCTATAAATTGACGTCTACAAGCCCGGTAACGTGGGAATTAGTACCGTCTAAATCTTACGTCGATAACGCCGTCACTACCGGCGTGAAGAGTGTTACGAATTTCAAGGGGGCCACCTCTACCGCCGCCGGCGCGGCTGGCCTTGTACCGGCCCCGATTAAGGGCCAGCAGGATACCTATTACCTGTCGGCAGACGGAACCTGGAAACAGGTACAACAGCGGACGGAAAAGCAGGTCATTGATATTGTGTACCCAGTAGGCAGTATCTGGGAAACCACAACGAATGACGACCCCAATACCTTATGGGCTGGTACGACATGGGTCAAGATGGATGCAGGCCGCGTGCTGGTAGCCGCTGGCAGTTATACCGAAAACGGTACGACGTATACTTATAACCTCGGCGATACAGGCGGGGAAGCGAAACACCAATTAACTACTGATGAATCTCCTAGCCATTCGCACACGGCCAGCGTATCAACGGACGGCGCACATACACATAGACTGCCAGTA